GTGCGGTCTCGGCAACGCTGAAAATCCCGCTCGACGCGACGCTTCTCGACATCCTGTACGACACCGAGGTCAAACCGCCCGGCGGCCCGGTGGTGTGGTTCCCGCACGCCAGCTTGGCTGCCAAGACCGCCAATGCCGACGGCAATTACGCCTTTCCGGTGCGGGCCGTGCGCCTGACCGTCGCGTCCGGGACCGGGACGGCGACCCTGAAACTGATCCAAGCGGCGGCCGGCATCTGCTGACGCCCGGCATTTAAGGAGTCCCGAACGTGGCGACCTTCAACAAGTTCAACCAGTTTCCGAAAGACATGGTCGACGGTGTCCATGATTTCGACGCCCATACCTTCAAGGCGCTGCTGACCAATACCGCGCCGGTCGCCACCAATTCGGTCAAGGCCAACCTGACCGAGATCAGTGCCGGCTTCGGCTACAGCGCCGGCGGCGTCACCATCGCGATGGCCAACAGCCTGTCGTCGGCGACCGCCAAGGTCACCGCGACCGACAACAGCATCACCGCTGCCGGCGGCTCGATCGGGCCGTTCCGCTACGTCGCGCTCTACAACGACACCCCGACCTCGCCGGCCGATCCGCTGATCTGCTGGTTCGATTACGGCTCCTCGATCACGCTGGCCGACGGCGAATCGTTGGCGCTCGACTTCGACGGCGCCAACGGCCTGTTCACCCTCACCTGACGGTTAAAAACCCCGGAGGGTCGAGCAAGTGGCGTGGTTCTGGCGCGGACGCAGCGGGGTGGTCACCGGCACCGCCGGAGAACTGATCCTGTTCCAGCCGGCGACGACGGCGATCGGCGACCTTGTCGTCGCTGCCGTGTCGTTTCGCGGCAATGTGCCGTTCAACAACAGCGATTCCGACGCGGCCGGCTGGGCGCTGGCGGCAGAGTATCTTAGCGCCGATGTCAGCAACGGCCTGACCACCTCGGAATCCTCGATTCAAGTGTGGTGGAAGATCGCCGACACCGCTGGCGCCGACGTTATCCCGCTGCTGCGCACGGGCGGTTCTGGCGCCGGCAGCACGTTTCAAGGGCGGGCATTTGTCTATTATTCCGACGCCGGTGGCCCGATCGGGCTGGCGGCGGCTGCCACCCATGCGCTCAGTGTCGGCTCGACCGATTGTACTTTCCCCGGCGGCATCACCACGGTCGCCGCCAATGACCTCGTGGTGTTTGCCATCTCGGGCGCCCGCAACGGCACGGTCTCGGGATTTGATGCGGTCAACGGCCCGACCACGGTCTCCTCCGGCAACGACAACACCAGCAATCCGTCGACGACGACATGGGCCGAGCGCAACGATACCACCTTCGCCACGTCGCCGACCTGCGCGCTCGGGCTCGGCGATGCGGTGATGGCGACCCCGGGATCGCTCGGAAATGTCACCGCCATCCAGAGCCTGTCTGCCGAACACGCACTTGCCCTCTGCGTGTTCTCCGAGGTCTATGCGCCGCCGGCGACGGTCTACACCCTGACCGCTGCTGCCGGCAGCCTTGCTCTCGCCGGCAAGGCGGCGGGGTTGCGCGTCAGCCGCCGGGCCGCGCTCAGTCCCGGCAGCTTCGCCCTTTCCGGTAAGGCGGCCGCCCTGAAACGGCAGCGGCCCATCGCGCTGGCTGCCGGCGCCCTCACCTTGACCGGGCGGCCGGTCAATCTCGTCTATTCCGGCACGACACCGGCTGCCGCTTACGGCCTCGGCGGCGACGGGGTGTCGGAGGCTGAGGTGGTCGCGGCGGTGTCGTCAGGCGGGGTGTCGCAGAACACCGTCTGAGCCTCTCCCGCACTATCCCCGGCCTCTGGTAGATACCCCGCGAGCAGGAGACCTTCATGGCGACGTCGGGCACATACGGCACCATCACCTTGACGCTGCAGCAATTGCTCGACGCGGCGTTTCGGGCTTGCCGGCTGACGCCGCAGCAAATCTCATCCGAAATGCTGACCAATGCGCGCGGCGTGCTGCAGCGCATGCTCAATGCCCTGCCGGCGTCCGTCACCCCGCTCTGGGCCAAGGATCATCTCTGCCTGCCGTTCACGCCCGGCGCACGGGCGGTGGTGCTGCCGCCGGGTTCGATCGATGTCGTCTTGGCCAAACACCGCACCTACACCACGGTCGATGCGGTCATGGCCGACAACCTGACCAGTCTCGACTGGGCGCTGGCGCCCAGCCTGCTGCTGGTCGGCACCTATACCCTCAGCCTGTCGGTCTCCTCCGACGGCGTCACCTACCGCGAGGTCTGGGCGCCGGGGGCAGCGGCGTATACCGCCGGTGAGCCGCTCTGGCTCAATTTCGACCCGTTCGCCCTCGATGTCGCGCATGTCCGCCTGACCGGCCTGCCGGCGGCCGATCTCACTGCCTTGCGCTTTGCCACCGGCTATGTCGAGATCGAGATCGAGCGCGATATTCAGGAGGATTTCGACGACCTGCCGCAGACCGTGATCGGGCCGCCGCGCCGGTTCTGGCTCCACCGCAAAGCCCGTCTGCCGGAGATGTGGCTCTACCCGGTGCCGGATGAGGCGAGCGCCGCCAACGCGGTGCTGTCGGTCTGGCGCCAGCGCCATATCGAGGATGTCGGTGCGCTGCGCCAGACGCTGGAGGTGCCCGAGCGCTGGGAGCGCGCGATCATCGCCATGCTCGCCTATGACATCGCCTTCGATACGCCGCAGGTGGCGCTCGACGTGGTCAATCTGCTCAAGCCGCGCGCCGACGAGGCGCTGATGATCATCGGCGCCGACGAGCGCGATTCCTCGCCGGTCAGTTTCAATTACAACTTGCGGGGCTACACCTCGTGAGCAAATTCCTCAACACGTTCGGCAACCGCCGTCTCGCCGTCGCGATCTGCGACCGCTGCCGCCGCAAGGTTGCCCATGACGCCCTGCGCCGCGAGCCCGACACCCGGATGCGGGTCTGTGACGGCTGCTACGACGAGCGCGACCCACACCGCTATGCCAAGGGCCGCCGCGATCGCCCGCGCCTGCCGTGGGTGCGGCCGGAGGAGCCGCTGGTGGTGCCGCCGCCCTCGGCGACAATCTACACCCTCACGTTTGAGGCCGGCAGCCTTGCGCTGACCGGCCACGATCTCGCCCTGACCGCCGTTGTGCCGGAGCCCGACACCGCACTGGAGGCGGGTGTTCTTGTGCTCACCGGCTACCCGGTGATCTTGCGCTATTCCGGCGCGCTGCAGGCCGCCGCTGGCAGCTTCGCGCTGACCGGCCACCCGGTGCTTCTGACCTACATCCCGGTCGAAACCGAGAGCGGGGCTTTCAGTAGCGGCTTCTCCGATGGATTTGCTTGAGGTGTCCCGATGACCGCCAAGAACCGCGCCGCCATTCTGGCTGAAATCGATCTTCTGATCGACAATACCACCAAGGCGATCACGCCGGCGCAGCTGCGGGCGGTGCTGACGACCTTGGTCGATTCCGGCTTCATCAAGCTGGAGAACGAGATCGCGCAGGGCAACGTCACCAGCCTGCCGGCTGATCTCAATGCCATCACCGCCAGCATCGCCGGCCTCAGCAAGCCCGACAAGCTGTTTCACAACAATGTCTCGCAGCGCGCGGTCGCCACCTCGACCGGGCTGTGGCTGTTCACGCCGAATTACGAGAGCAATGCCGCCGCTATCGCCGGCGGGCTGCAGCCGGGCGAATTATACATCACCGCCGCCGGCGAGGTGCGCGGTGTCTACGCCGCCTCGACCGCCACCATCGTCGCCCCGACCGGCGTCGATGCCCCGACCGGGCGCGGCACGCTGGCGGCGCCCTACAAGACGCTGGCCTATGCCCATGCCCGCGCCGTACCGGGCGACACCATCCTGATGCGGGGCGGCACCTACGCCCTGACAGTCTCGGACGTATTGACCAAGGACGGCACCGCCGGGCTGCCGATCACCGTCGGCAATTATGGCACCGAGGTGCCGATTCTCGATGGCTCGGCGCTTGTCGCCGGCTACGATTCCGGCTGGTGTCTGGTGCTCGATTCCTGCTCGTGGCAGAATATCTACGGCCTTGAGATCAAGGACGCCCCGGATGGTGGCCTGATCCTTGTCGGACTGTCGGGCAACAACAATCTCACCGGCCTCCACGTCCATCACATCGGCCCCTCGACGATCGAGGGCAAGGGCATCACGCTCTATGGCTCCGGCTCGAACAATTACTTTCTCAACTGCGATGCTCATCACTGCACCAACACCGATTACGAGGATGCTGACGGCTTCCAGATTTCGACCACCGGCAGCGGCACCATCCTGCGCTGGTGCCGGGCGTGGAGCAATTCCGACGACGGCTTCGATCTGTTCAATATTCAGGACAACACCGTCGGCGGCCTCGCTCTGGTTGACGGCTGCTGGTCGTGGCTCAACGGCTACCGTGAGGATGGCGTTACCGCCGGTGGCGACGGTTCCGGGTTCAAGCTCGGCGGCACGCGCGGCGGCACCACCGGCAATTCCGGCGGCCATACCGTGCGCAATTGTCTGGCGTGGAAGAACCGGGTCTATGGTTTCTCCGACAACGGTGCGCAGAAGGCGATCTTTGTCTACAACAACACCGGCTGGGCCAACCGCAACGAAGGCGTCAGCAACGGCTACAACTTCTATTTCCAGAGTTCGACCGCCGACACCCTGCGCAACAACCTCTCGGCCGGGCCGATCGGGCTCGACAGCGTCGGGGTCGCTTCGAGCAACATCCAGACCAACAATTCGTGGAACGCGGCGATCGGCGTCACCGTCTCCGACGCCGATTTCGTCTCGCTGGTCTACACCCACATGGACGATGCGCGCGGCGCCGATTTCGCGCTGCCGGCCAATGCTGGTTTCCTGCGCCTTGCGCCGGGCTCCGATTGCATCAACAAGGGGGTCAATGTCGGCCTGCCGTTCAATGGCCCGGCGCCCGATCTCGGCGCCTATGAAACCGTGTAAGGGGGAGCCGGCGTGGCCACGACGATCACCTTCGACTCCCTGACCGCCGATCTCGGGCGCTATCTCGAAAAGGCCCGGCGGCCCGATTCCGAGGCTTACGCGCAAATTCCGCGCGTCATCAATCTCGCCGAGCGGGTGATGGTCGACGAGTTGAAGCTGCAGGGCTACGAGGCGACCCTGCGCGGCGCCATGCAGGCCGGCAAGGCGATCTACCCCAAGCCCGATCGCTGGCGCGAGACGCTGTCGATGTTTGTCGAAGTTGATGGCGAGATGCGCCCGGTCTATCCGCGTGGTTATGAATATGCCCGCCAGTACTGGCCCGATGTCGGCGAGACCGAGGTGCCGCTGTTCTATGCCGATCATGGTGTCGATCATTTTCTGATCGTGCCGACGCCGGCCGAGGCCTATCCGTGGGAATTGAAGGCCTATCTGCAGGAGCGCCTGCTCGGCCCCGAGACGCAGGCCAACTGGCTCACCCGCGCCAACGGCCCGGCGCTGCAATGGCAGAGCCTGAAACAGATGGCGATCTTCCTCAAGAAGATCGAGGAGGCGAAGTTTTTCGAGAGCCAATACGCCCAGACCATCGGCGCCAAGGTGGCTGAGGACGGCAAGAAACTGATGGACCGCGCCGCCGAGCGGGATGGAGCCTGATCATGAGCTGGTTGGACGTTTTTGGCGGCAACACGGTGCACCAGACGGTGGTGTCGCTGCGCGAGTATGACATCACCGGCACCCTGACACTGGACTGGCCACGTGAGGCCACGGCCGGTGATACGCTCGCCGATCTCGTCATTCTCTCCGGCAATGGCGGCACCGTGGTGATGCCGGAGGCCAGCGCCGGCTCGCTCGGCCCGGCCGCGCTGATCTACAACATCGGCACCGACGATTACATCGTCACCAAGAACGACGCCGTCGAGATCGCGACGCTGGCGCCCGGGGTCGCCTATCTCGTCGTCCTGCGCGACAACAGCGACAGCGCCGGGACGTGGCTGGCCTTCGAGTTCGGCGCCGCGTCGAGCCTCGTGCAGGCCGCCTCGCTGGGTTCGCCGACCATCGTGTCGCGCGGTGGTCTCTTGGTGCAGGCGATGCCGGTCTCCAGCATCTCCAGCGATTATATTCTCGGCGAACTGGAGCGCGCCCAGCTGATCAACTGGGTCGGCGGTGTCGGCATCCTGACCCTGACCTCGGCGTCGACCCTCGGCAATGGCTGGTTCTGTCATGTCCGCAATTCCGGCGACGGCACGCTGACTGTCGATTCGCCCGGCAGCGAAGAGATCGACAACACCTCGGCGGTCCAGCTCAATCCTAACGAGAGCATGATCGTCGCTACCGACGGCGCCAATTTCTTCACCGTGCGCGGCGATGCCGACGGCGGTAGCGAGGCCTTCTCCTACATCTCGATCGACGTCAACGGCGCCGGCGATTACGTCCTGTCGGCGGCTGAGCAGGGCTTTTCCGCCTATCGTCTGACCGGCGGCCTGTCGGCGGCGCGCAACATCATCGTGCCGACGACGCTGGGCCGCTTCATCCTGCGCAACGAGACCACCGGCCTCTTCACCCTGACGGTCAAGACCGCCGCCGGCACCGGCGTCACCGTCGGCACTGACGAATCGAAATATCTCTATTGCGACGGCACCAATGTCCGCGACGCCGCGACCGCCGGCATCTCGACTCCGGTGCAGGTGTCGGAGGGCGGCACCGGCGCCACCTCGGCCTCAGCCGCGCGCAACAATCTCGGCCTGACCTCGATCGGCAATGCCATCGCCACCGCCGCCAACGACACCGCCGTGCGCTCGGCCGCCGGTGCCTCGACGATCGGCGATGCGGTGTTCGTCGCCACCACCACCGCCATTGCGCTCACCGCGCTCGGCATGTCGACGATCGGCAAGGCGCTGGCGGTCGCCTCCTCGGCGGCCAATGCCCGCAACACGCTGGTGCTCGGCAACGTCAACAACACCGCTGATCTCGACAAGCCGGTCTCGACGGCGCAGACTGCGGCGATCAATGCCGCTGTCGCCAATCGGGTGAGCAAGACCGGCGACACCCTTGAAGGGCTGCTCACCATCAAGGGCGCCGGGACTGCCCAAGGCGTGCTGGCGCTCAACGGCTATGGCACCATCGGCGGGGTTAATTACGGCAGCACCATCACCTTCAATGACTTCTCGTACGGTGGCCCGGTGCTCATCCGGCCATTCCACCAGCCCGGCGTGGTGGCTGGTCTGCAAATCTCACTTAACGGCATCGATCGTTGGGAATTCATCAATGGCGGCGCCGCGCTCAAGGCGGTCGCCGGCAGTTGGTCGGCTTTGTCGGATGCCCGCATCAAGCGCAACGTCACGCCTTATCTGTCGGGGCTGGAGCAAATTCTGGCCCTCGATCCGGTGCATTACTCGTTCCGGCATGACAGTGGCTATGATCCCGGGCCGGTGCATATTGGCCTGATCGCGCAGGCGGCCGAGCTGGCGATGCCGGAGCTGGTCTCGATTGCCCCCGGGGTTGCCGGCGCGATCGAATGCGAGGATATGCGGACGCTCGATCCGACCGCCCTGACCTACGCCCTGATCAATGCGGTCAAGGCCCTGCACGCCCGCGTCGTCGAGCTGGAGAGCCGCTGAGATCATGGTCAGCACCCCAACCCCGGTCCTGTCGAAGCCCGGCATCCGCCGCGACGGCACCCGGCTGTCGTCGCAGGCCCATACCGATGGCGTCTGGGTCCGCTTTTCCGATGGCGTGGCGCGCAAGATCGGCGGCTATCGCTCGCTCACCCGCCGCCTCGGCGGGCTGTCGCGCGGGTTGCATCTCGGCGCCGCCAATGGTGTCAATTACCTGCACAGTGGCGCTGCCGACCGGCTCGAACAGATGCAATTGCTGCCCGGCGGCACCGCCGCGCCGCTGGTCGCCCGCACTCCGGCAGGACTGGTGCCGGATGAGCATCACGTCTGGAGCTTCGATTCGATCTTCGACACCGTCGACGGCAAGTGGAGCCTTGTCGCGCATGCCGCGCCGAATGCCCTGCGCATCGACAGCACAGTGCCGGGCGGGGTCTATATCGGCGATCTGTCCGCCACCGCCATCCTTACCGCCGTGCCCGATGGCGGGAGCGATTTCGCGGTCTCCGGCGGGCTGTGCGCGGTCCACCCGTTCATGTTCTATTTCGGCGACAGCCTGATCTGGTCGGTCTCGAACAAGCCCGGCAACGTCACGTCGGTCTCCGGCACCGGCACCAACATCGCCGCCGGCGAGGCCCGCCCGGCCGGCTCGAAGCTGATCGCCGGGCGCTCGCTGCGCGGTCTCGGCGTGCCCGGCGGCCTGTTCTGGTCGCTCGACACCCTGATCCGGGGCACCTATGTCGGTGGCGCCGCGACGTGGGATTTCGACACGCTCGCCGGCATCGACATCCTGTCGCCGCGCTCGATCGTTGAATACAATGGCATCTATTTCTGGGTTGGCGCCGGCCGTTTCTGCATGTTCTCCGGCTCCGGTGTCGTCGATGTGCCGAATCCGTTCAACCGGGCATGGTTCTTCGATCACCTCAACAAGGCCTATGCGGCGCGCATCTTCGGCTTTGCCATCCCCGAGCGCGGCGAGGTCTGGTTCTGTTTCCCGAAGGACGATGCAACCGAATGCAACCATGCGGTCATCCTGCATGTTGCCTCCGGCAATTGGTGGGACACGCCGCTGCCCGGCGGCGGGCGGTCGGTCGGGCTGTCGCCAGCCTCGACCTTTCCGTGGCCGATCCTGTCCGGGGTCGACGAGGATGACAACCAGTTCACCTTGTGGAATCACGAATTCGGTCTCGACGAGGTCGACGGCGACCGCGCCCCCCGGGCGATCCGGTCCTACTTCACCACCAGCGACATCACCCTGTTGCGCGGCGACAAGCCGTCGCTCGGCTCAGTGCAGGTGCTCGGGCTTGAGCCCGATTTCGTGCAGGTCGGCGACATGACGGTGACCGTCTACGGCAATTCCACCAGCCGCGCCCCGACCGAGATCGCCGCGCCGGTGGTGATTTCCGATCCCGGCACCGGCGTCGCCGAGGGGCTGGAGGTCATCGAACTCGACAACGAGCACCGGCAAATCCGCTTCCGTTTTGAATCGAACTGCCTCGGCGGTGATTACGAGGCCGGGCAGACCTTCGCCCACATCACCCCGGTCGAAGGGCGGGTGACCGGATGATCGACAAGAGTGATCCGCTCGATCCGCGTGAGGCCGGCCTGATGGCCCGCGTCCGCCGCTGGATCAATGGCCGTTCCGGGGTCGGCGAAACGTCTGCCCGACCGCTGGCGCCGCCGTTTGTCGGCTACCCCTATTTCGACACCACCTTGGGCATCCCGATCTGGTGGAATGGCACCGGCTGGGTCGATGCCACCGGAACTGCCGCCTGACCCCTTCCCGCACTATGGCGGGGCACGGTATATCGCGCCGGTGGAGGGCGGGCCGTCATGTTCAATAGCGACTTTTTCCCCGTTCGTCTCAGCGAGGGCGGTGTGCCGGGCTATGCCGAGGGCGGCCTTGCCTCGGCGGCTGACGCGGTCTCGGAGGCCGGGCGCGGCGGCGACGACGTCATCATCCACATCAACCGCGACGAGCTGGATGAGCTGGTCAAGGAATGGGGCGAGCCGACGATCAACCCCGAGACCGGCTACCCGGAGTTTTTCCTTAAAGGTTTGCGTGACTGGTTCTCCGACAACCAATGGGCCAACATCGCCCTGCCGATCGCCACCGGCGTGCTGGCGCCGGGCCTTGGCTCGGCCATCGGCTCGACGCTCGGCGGCGCCGTTGGCGCTGACCTGTCGCCGGCATGGACCGGCGCGCTCGGCAATGGCCTGCTCGGCGCCGGGCTCGGCGCCCTCACCGGCGGCGGCACCGGCGCCCTGCTCGGCGGCCTCTCTGGCGGCCTGACCGGCTATATGTCTTCGCCCGGCGACAGCCTGCCGACCGTCGCCAAGGGTGGCATGGGACCGGACATTCCGGCCGGATTCACGCCGCCGTCAGGGTCGTCCTCGTCGGGCTTCTCGCTCGGCGACACCGGCGCGGCGTTGAAGGCAGCGGTGCCGATTCTGGCGCTGGCCGGCGGCCTTGGCGGTCTCGGCAAGGGCAGCAGCAAGCCGGCGACCTCCTCTATCGAGCAGCAGGAGGCGGAAGCGCGCAACAATGAGCCGCTGTCGCGGGTCAGGATGACCAAGCAGCGCCGCCCCATGCCGCGTGATCTCCGCAATTACGGCCGCAGCGGCTCGAAGGAATATGCGTTCTTTTCCGGCAACGCGCTGCCCGAGGAATATGCCGATGGCGGCGACGTGGCGCCGGCGTTCGCCGAGGATTTGTCGCCGGGCGGCTACACCAGCGCGATGACCGAGGATGGCCATACCGGGAATCAGGCGCCGGGCGATGGCCGTGCCGACACCATGCCGGCCTTGGTCTCCAACAACGAGTACATTTTCGATGCCGAGAGTGTCGCCCTGCTCGGCAATGGCTCGCCCGATGCCGGCGCCGAGGCGCTCGACGAATTCCGGCGCAATCTGCGCAAGCACAAGGGCCGGGCGCTGGCGCGAGGAGAGATCAGTCCTGACGCCCTCGCCCCCGAGCAATATCTGTCGCGAGGTGATTTCTGATGGCGAGCGACCTTTCCGGCTTCTTGTTTCAGGGCACGCCGCCGCCCAACGTCAATTCGACCGGCCAGACCACGACGTCGGTGCCGAAATATATTCAGGACTACAACAAGCGCCTGCTGTCACAGGCGACCGCCGTCGGTAACCAGAAATACACCACCTATGGCGGCCAGCGCTTGGCCGATGTCGATCCGGCTCTGACCCAGAGCTGGCAGACCGCGATGGGCGCCTCGGGTTCGTACAAGCCGGCCTTCGGGCAGGCGACCGGGCAGCTCGACAAGGCGGCCGGCGGCGACGCTTCCGGTGCGGCGGCGCCCTACCTTTCGACGGCTGCCGGGATGTCGGCCACCGGCGCCGCCGCACCGGCGCTCAACATGGCGATGGGGTCGACGGCCGACAGTGTCGGGCAGTATATGTCGCCCTACATCAGCAATGTCATCGACACCATCCAGCAGCGCGGCACGCAGAACCTGCAGGACAATCTGCTGCCGGCGATGGGCGATGATTTCATCCGCAGCGGGCAGCTCAATTCGACGCGCCATCAGGCTGCCGCCGGCAAGGCGATGGCCGACACCCAGCGCGCCGTCACCGACGCCACCTCGCAGGCGCTCAACACCGGCTACACCACGGCGCTGGGGGCGGCTCAGAACGATCTCTCGCGTTACGCCAGCGTCGGCCAGACGCAGGGCAACCTGACCAATGCCGAACAGCAGAATCAGGCCAATATCGGTCAGATGGCCGGCAACTTCAATTCGGTCGATACCCGCAACGCGCTCGATACCGCGAGCGGCTATCTCACCGCCGGCAAGTCGACGCAGGCGGCTGGGTTGACCGAGGCGGCGGCGCAGGAGGCGGTCGGGCGCGGCCAGATGGGCGAGGAGCAGAAGAACCTCGATCTCGCCTATGGCGATTTCACCGACCAGCGCGATTACGACCGCAACCAGACCGCATGGCAGGCCGATCTGCTCAAGGGCCAGCCGTCGATGGGCGGCACCGTCTATACTTCGGAGAACAAGCCGCTTCCGGGGGCGCAGTATGGGTCGAGCGGGCTATCGCAGATCGCCGGTGCAGCGACCGGCGCGGCGGCGCTCAATGACCTGATCAAGAAGGCCAAGGGCGGCTATATCTCGACGCCCCGGCGCGGTTATGAAAGCAGCGGCCAGCGCCCACCACCGATACGGGTGCCTCGGCGCCAGAGTCAGAGGGAATACGCATAATGGCCGGCGCGTTCAACGACATGGAGAGCCTGCTGGCGACGCGCCGGGCGCGCGAGACCGAGGCTTACAATTCGGCTCAGGCAGCAGCCGATCAGGCTTCGGCAGCGTTTGCCACACCGCGCCGCTCAAAGGCGTTGCTGGCGATGTCGGCCGGCTTTCTCAAGCCGACCCGTTCCGGCAGCTTTGGTGAAAGTCTCGGCTCGGCGCTCGAAGGTTATGCCACCGCCTCGGGCCTCGACGACGAGCGCGAACTCGACCGCAACAGCAAGCTCGCCGCCATCGCCGCCGGCAAAGCCCGGCTCATGCAGGATCGCGCCATCGGCGATTTTAATTCCGGCATGGCCCGCTTCGAGCTGCCCGGCCTCGCGCTCAAGCACCGCTACGACATGGAGGACCTCAGCGACGACGGCTCTGACGTTCCGGTTTTCCGGCCGCAGCTGCCGGGTCAGCGCAGCGACGTGCCGCCGGGCGGTGCGCCGACGCTGGCGCCGGTGGTGCCCGGGGCTCCCGCTCCGGCACCGCAGAATCCCAACACCAATGTCGGCTCGATCGCCCCGGTCGCAGAACAGGCGGTTGCCATGGCCGGCGATCCGGTGCAGCCCGGTGACGACGCGGTCAACTTCCCGCAGACCAATGGCCAATTGGCCAGCCTCGGCACGGTGGCCTCCGACGCTCCCCAGCCCGGCCTGCCGGCTGATCCCGCCGCGACAGCGCCGCCACCGTCGCCTCCAGCGCCGCAGCAGATGGCACAGGCCGCGCCGGCGGCCGTCCAGCAGCCGCAGCAGCCACCCGTGCCGACCTTGGCCGAGCAGCGCCTGCAATGGGCGCAGCAGGTCCGTGATGCGGCGATGAGCGACCCGGCCAAATGGGCGCGGCGGCCGAAGAACCGCGCCGCGCTGGAGATGGCCAACAAGACCATCGCCGAGGCGCAGCAGCAGCAGAGCCGCGACGTCCAGAACCAGCTCCGGTCGCTGGAGATCGACCTTAAGGAAGATCGGGTCAAGCGCCTTGAGACGCCGATGCTGGTCGAGCAGCGCAAGGCCGACATGAAGCGCATGGAGGAGGTCAATGCCGGGGCGCGGGAGGCGGCCAACACGCGGCAGGCGATCGACTCGACCGAGGCCGCCCGCCAGCGGCTGGTCGGCGGCGAGGCATGGCGTACCGGCTCGAACATCCAGTCGCGGTTTATCAACGGCCTGACCGAACTGCTCGTGGATGGTGGCGAAGGTGCGCTCAAGCAGGCTGTCGGCAGCCTTACTGCCGGGGTGATCAAGGCGCAGAACACCGGCGCGATCTCGGATGGTGAGCGCCGCACCTTCGAGGCGCAGGTGCCGGGCACCCAGATGGGGCCGAATTCGGCGCGCTGGGTGCTCGACATGGGCAGGGCTATTGCCTCGCGGGCCGAGGAGCAGGCGAATTTCTACCGCCGCTACATGACCACCTATGGCACCACCCTCGGTGCCGACGATCAGTGGACGAAATTCATCAATGAAAACCCGCTCATCGGCATGGGCATGAAGGGTGAGCCGGTGGTCAAGGCCGAGCGTGCCGGGCAATGGCAGGAATACCTCAAGCCACCGCAATATCTGATTGAGAGCGGGCGTTTTCCTCAGGCCGGCAGTGCCCCGCGCGGCATCACCCGGGAGGAGTATGACCGGCTCCCATCGGGGGCCTCCTATCCCGGTCCCGATGGCTTGATCAGGCGGAAACAATAATGGCCGAATGGTGGGAAAACGATCCGGTCATCGCCGATACGGCGCCGCCGCTGGCTGACGGGCCGCAGGTCGCCGGCCCCGGCGGCGGCAATTGGTGGGACGCCGACCCGGTCATCGCCAAGTTCGATCCCGGGCGCTTCAAGATCGAGGACGGGCGGCAGTTCGAGCGCAGCATGACCGTGCCGCTCGCCGCCGAAGGTGACCGCCGCGCCAAGGGCAATCGCCGCCGCGTCGGGGCAGGAGGTGCCGCCGCTCTCGGCTTCGGCAATTGGGCTGGTATGGGCTTCGCCGACGAGGCGGTCGCCGGGCTGCAGACCGGCGCCGATTACCTGCTCGGCGATCTCGAAGAGGGTGAGAGCCTGCCGACCCGCTATAGCCGGCGCAAGAAGCGTTACGAGCAGCTCTCCGACGATGCATGGCAGGATCATCCCGGCGCCTATGCCGCCGGCGCCATCCCGGGCTTTGTCGCCTCGGCGGTGCTGACCCCGACCCTGCGCGCCTCGCAGGTTCTCAATGCCAGCGGCAAATTACTGGCAGGGGCACCGCGCGCTGCGCTGGAACGCCTCGCGATCCGACGCGCCGCCACCGAGGGTGCGCTCTCGACCGGCGCTACCACCGGCGCGCTCTGGGGCGGGATTTCCGGTTTCGGTGAGGGGGATTCGCTCGATGAGCGGCTGGCCAATGCCGGGCTCGGGCTCGGGCTTGGCGGCATCGGTGGTGGCATCCTCGGCAAGGTCGCCGACGATGTCGGCTCACGGATGTCGCGTCGGGCCGTGCAGGAAATTGCCGACGAGGGGGTTGCCAATGCGGCCCAGCGTGAGGCTGGTCAACATGGCATTACCCTGACCCGGGGGCAGGCCTCCGGCGATGTCGCGACGCAGGCGACCGAGAATTCGATGCGTACCGCCGGCTATGGTGATCCTGCTACCCGCATCGCGCAGGAGGCGACCGAGCGCCAGCGCGGCCAGATGGCGGCGGCCAGTGACGACATCAACACCCGGATCGCCGGTGTCGACCCATCGACCGGCCTGCCGCGTGCGGTGATCAACCAGCCCGACGAGGCCGGGACCCTGTTGAAGGGGGCAATTGAGCGCGAGGCGGTCGCCGGGCAGGCGGCGCTCGATGCCGCCAATGCCGGCGACGTCAATACCGCCAAGGCGGTCGATGATCTGATTCAGCAGCAGCTCGGCAAGGGCCAGCAGCTGGTCGACAGCGATGTCTCCACCGGCGCCCGGGTTAAAGAGGGCATTGCCCGCGCCAAGGAAGACAGTGGCAATATCCGCGATGCTGCCTACAAGGCCGCCGCCGATCTGCCGACTTCCCTGCGTCGCGAGGGCATCGAGGGCATGTCGGATCGCATCCGGCACAATATCACCTATAACCGCGAGCGCCCGGCGGTGGTGACCAAGGACACCACCAATGCGCTCGAAGCGCTGCGGATGATCGACGACGTCGCGGAATTTCGTGGCCCCAACAATCTCGCCGACCCAGCCGGGATGCCGAGGGCCGAGGACATCGTGGCGATCTCGCCGGCCGGCATCGAGAATGTGCGCCAGCGCCTCGTGCAGCTGGCCCGCGCCGCCAACGGCAAGGCCCGCACCGGCGATTCCTCCGACGCCGTCGCGATGCGGGCGATCATGGAGGAATTCGACAACCAGCTTGAGCAGATTCGGATCAAGGGCCTGTTCGACGGCGACGATCGCTGGTTCGAAGCCTACAAGGCGGCGCGCGCCCTGCACAGCCAGCACATGCGCAAGTTCCGCCCCGATGACGCGCTGAAATCAGCGATGCGCGATATCGTCGAGAAGGACGCCACGCCGGAACAGGTCGCCAATTATCTCTATGGTGGCACCAAGCTGGGTCAGTCGCGCACCTCGGCCCATCTTGCCGAGCATCTGAAAGGGGTGTTGGGCAAGGATTCCGAGGAATTTGCGGCGATCAAGCAGCGCGGCTGGCAGCGCCTGCTCGCTGTCGATGGCCAGATCGACCATGACAGCGCCTTAAAGGTCGCCAAGCGCATCGACGAGTTTTTGACGGACAAGGGCTCGACGCTGGCCAAGACGCTCTATGACGACGCCGAGCGCCAGACCATGGCGCGCTACGCCCAAGGTCTGCGCAACATGTCGACCTCGAAGCGCACGCCCGGCCCGGCGCTTGAACAGATGTTGAAGATCGGCGGCAAGAATGCACAGCCGACCGAGCTGGCCCGCATGCTGGTCGGCGGCTCCGGCAACAAGGTGCTGCAGAACGGCGATTCCGGTCGCCTCGTCGAGAGCCTGAAAGAGGTCTTTGGCGCTGATTCCGACGAGGTCCGCGCCGTCGCGCAAGCGGTCTGGCGCCAGCTCACCGATGTGCCTGAGGGCACCACGCCGAAAGGGGCGCAGCAGATGGCGACGGCGATCAGCGCGCTCGTCAACGGCCCCGGCCGACCGACCGCCGAGAAGCTGTTTTCCTTTGCTCCGGGTCTGCTCGACGAGATGGGCGCCTATGCCAACACCCTGCGCCGGATCGCCGGATCGGCCGACGCCAAGAACCCGCCCAACACCGGCTCGCGCGTCTCCAAGCTGGTCAGCGAGCAGGGCCGGATGATCCTTGGCGCCCTCGGCATGGTCTCTGGCGGCGTCGATGGCGGCGTCAGTGCCTTCCTCTCGGCGCAGGGCGCGAGCATGGTCAGGGACCACGTCGCGGCCAGCAACGCCCGCCGGCTGTTCGGTGGCAGCAAGGCGCATTCGCTGTCACGCGGCATCGAGGACGGCTCTGGCGAGCTGGCGCTCGGCCTTGCCCGCAAGGGCCGCCGCCTGCCCGGCCCGGCGGCTGGCCAGATCGGCTATTTCGGCACCGGCGTCGCGGCCGATGAGGATGAGCGTTGACAGCCACGGCCATCGGCGCATAATCGCCGGGTGGTAATCCTATCCAGAGAGTACCCCGGGCCGGCCGCTGTGGTGGCGTCCAGCCCGGGCGATTCTCGAAAGAGGAGGTCGTCATGATCTCGCCCCAGCAATGGGGACTCAAAACCCGCTCCCAGAGGCGGGTTTTTTGATGCCGATTCTTTGGCCAAGCCTGTTGACATCTGTGGCTAATAGCCACAAAATGATCTCACGCAACAGGAGATCGCCATGGCCCGCACCGCTCAAGACCGCCTCACCGCCGCTGCTGCCGCCTTCGAATCCGGGTTCCTGTCCATGGCGGCCAAGAAGCGGGCCCTCGACGATCTCAACCGCGCCTACGACGAAATTCGCCGTGGTGCGCATGATCGCCAGATCACTGCCGCCAACAACAACCCGGGCATGAACAACGACGGCGAAAACCGGATGGCGTTTTTTGCGAAACACGACCTCCCCTTCGACCTGCATCAGGTCCGCGACCGCCATATCGAGATCATCGGTCTCTGGAGCGATGATGCCAACCTCGTCCGCGAGCTGATCGCCCTGCGTGCCGCGATCAAGGAAGCTGCGATCGCCCCAGCCCCTGCCAAGCCCGAGATCGAGGTGCGCGCCGAGACCGTCCGTCGCACGATCGTCGAGGAGATGGCACGCCGCAAAAGCCTGTTCGTCGAAGGGCTCGACCTCGGCCGCCTCTGGAACGAGATGTTTCCCGGCAAGGATGGTGAAATCAGCCTGCCGGTATCGGTCAACGCGCACTGGGTCCATGGCCACAAGGGCGCGCATTTCGTCCGTCACTTTTTCTACCTGCGCGGCAAGCTGACCCCGCTCAACACCATCCTTGCCATCGCCGAACAACTGGAGCGGGAGAAGGCGTAAGCCTCGCCCTCTCCAGCAGGCCCTTCGGGGCCTTTTTCTTTGGCCAAGCCTGTTGACACCCGTGGCCTATTGCCACAAAATAGGGGCAGGCCGCTCCCGGCCATTCCTGAGACAAGGACCGCGATCATGACCTTCGTTCCCTCCCCGCAGCAGGCTGACGTTTTCAAATTCATCGCCACCCAGCGTGGCAACGCCTTCGTCGAGGCCGTCGCCGGCGCCGGCAAGACCACCACCCTCATCCATGCCTGCAAGCTGCTCTCCGGCAAAAAGATCGCGTTCGCGGCCTACAACAAGAAAATCGCCGTCGAGATCGGCGCCAAGACCAAGGCGGCCGGGCTCAACAATGTCTATGCCGGCACCTTCCACTCTTTCGGCTACAGCGCCGTGCGCAAGGTATTCCCGAACGCCAAGCTGGATGAGCGCGCCAAGTGGAATCTGATCTGTCTCAACACCGGCATGCCCGAGCAATATGCGGCCTTCGCCAAGCGTGCCGTCTCGCTCGCCAAGAACAACGGCCTGCGGCCGGATCAGGCTGACGACACCCGGTTCTGGATGGGGCTGGTCGAGCATTTCTCGCTTGATGACATGCTCGAGGATGAGGAGGGGGTGACGGCCGAGCAGAGCCTCGCCAACGCCCTTAACGCCACCCGCGAGGCCTTCATCGCCGGCAACGAGCTGCGTGCCGAGCTGATCGATTTCGACGACATGATCTATCTCGCTCTGATCTACGCCCGGCGGCAGGTCTGGCAGCACGACGTCGTCATGGTTGACGAGGCGCAGGACACCAACCCGGCCCGGCGCGAACTGGCGGCCCTGATGATGAAGCGCAACGGCCGGATTTTCTTCGTCGGCGACCGCCATCAGGCGATCTACGGCTTCACCGGCGCCGATGCCGACGCGGTCGACCAGATCATCGAGCAGTTCGAGTGCGTCCGCCTGCCGCTGACCGTCACCTACCGTTGCCCGAAAACCGTGGTCACCGCCGCACAAGCCTATGTCAGCCATATTCATGCGCACGAGAGCGCCCCTGACGGCTCCGTCACCAGCGTCGTCTATGACGATTTCGGCAAGGCTTACGCTGCCCTCGGCCCGCAGGATGCCATCCTGTGCCGCAAGACCAAGCCGCTGGTGACGCTCGCCTACGACCTTATCCGCAACCACATCGCCTGCCATGTCGAGGGGCGCGACATCGGCCAAGGCCTAATCGAGCTGACCAACAAGTGGAAAAAAATCAAATCGGTCGGGCCGTTCCTCGCCAAGCTGGAGGAATTCACTGAGAAACGCGCCAAAAAGTTCGAGCAGGATGGCAAGGATGCGCAGGCCGAGGCCTTGCGCGATCGTTACGACACCATGGTCGTGATCTGTCAGGGCAAGACGAGTCTCGATCAGGTCCGCGCCGCGATCTACGACCTGTTTCAGGATACCGAGAGCGGTCAGCCGTCGCCTAATCTGACCCTGTCGACGGTGCACAAGGCCAAGGGCCGCGAGTGGCACCACGTCTACGTCTATGGCTTCCGCGATTACATGCCATCGCCGATGGCCAAGCAGGCGTGGGAGATCGAGCAGGAGATCAACCTGATCTACGTCGCCTTCACCCGGGCGCAGTCCACTTTGACGCTGGTGGGATAAAATGACAGTACCCTACGATCGCATCGGCGAGCTGGAGAAAGCGATTCTCCGACTCGAACGGGACATTGCCGCCGAGAAGGTCAAGAACGGCCTGCAGGACCGGGATATTGCCGGCATAAGGGCAGTTCTCAGCGGTGACCTCCCTGATATCATCAAGGCTGTCGGCATCATCCACAGCCGCACCAAGCAGCCAAGATCATGAGCTGCTTCGATTGCGATGACGGGCCGTGCTACATGAATTGCGGCCCGGTTGCGTCCAAGCCTGTTGACATCCGTGGCGAACTGCCACAAATTAAGGGCAGGCAATCACGCCGCCTGAGGGGACCTGTCATGAAACTCATTCACTTCGCCAAGGTCGAAATTCCCGCCGCGCCGCTAAAGCTACAGCGCAAGTTCTATTTCTCCAGCCAGCAGGAGCTGGAGGCATTCATTCGCAAGGCCGCCGAATCTGTCCCCGGTATCCGCATCCCCGGCTTCGGCATCGAGCACCTGATGACCGCCGGTGAGGTGATTGCCGAATGCCAGCGCGAGGCCGCCTCGGTCGACGCCCTGCACATCTGACCACCCCCTTCCGCTCTATCCCCCGGCCGAGGTAAGTCGCACCTCGGCCGTTTTGCGTCGGGGGGATCGAAATGAAGCTGCTCTCCAATTGGCGAGAGATCGTCAAAAAGGCGTGGTCGATGCGCGCCGCCGCGCTCGCCACCGTTCTCTCCGGTCTCGCTGTCGCGCTGCCAATGATCAGCGCCGAGGGCTGGGAAAACTGGCTTGCCGCCGGCGCATTCTTCTCGACTGTTGGTGCCTTTCTCGCCTCGATCGGCGTCGGCATCACCCGGGTGGTCGATCAGGGCATCGCCAGCGGCGTAGCCCCGGATCATCCCGACGATCCGACGTTCATCTGACATGGCGAGGCAAAAACTGGTCCCGTCAAAGCGGGCGAGCGCGGCGATTTTCAGCGTCCTTGCTCTGGCTGTCGCCGGGTATGTCTCACTCCCGACCGGGGAGAAAGTGCCGCCGTCTGTGGTGATCGCCATGGATCATCTTATCCAGCCATGGGAGGGGGTCGAGCTTCGAGCCTACCTCGACCGGATCGCGAAGCCGCCGGTCTGGACGATCTGCGCCGGCGACACCAACAACGTGCGCGCGGGCATGGTCGAGACCCCGGCTGGCTGTGACAAACGCCTGCGCACGCGGCTGATCGCGGATTACTATCGGCCCCTGACCCGTTGTGTTGCGGGGTTCGACGGCAAGCCGCCCTCTTGGGGGGCGATGATGATTTCCCTGTCGTGGAATATCGGCGTATCGGCCGCCTGCAAATCCACGGCAGCGCGACTCGGCCGCGAGGGTAAATATCTCGACAGCTGTCATGCGGCAACGGCCTTTAATCGGGCTGGCGGCAAGGTTGTCATAGGTCTCGTCAAGCGCCGGGAGATGGGGGATAAAACCCGCATCGGCGAAGGCGAGCTGTGTGTGAGTGGTCTGCTGTGATCGATAAACTGCTCGGCCTGACATGGCTTAAAGCCGCCATCGCCGGTCTTATCGCGGTGGCGATCGGCATCTCGGTCATCGGCCACGTCGCCAACCGCCGGGCGACCCGTCTGGCGCAGGTCGAAGCCGCCATCAAACAGGGCCGGGAAGCCGAGCGCAAGGACTGGGTGGCGGCACGGGACGCCGAGATGGCCCGGCAGGCCGAGGTCAGCGCCAAAGCCGTCTCAGCGGCGCTCGCAGAGGTTTCCCGGCTCAACGACGAGAACGCAGCGCTCGAAGCGGCGTTGAAGGAGGCAGAACGTGAAGCAGCTCTTGATCCTGATGCTGGCCGCGCCTGTCTTGGCGATGACAGCCTGCGCCGCCTCCGTTGACCGGCGCCCGGCCTATCTCGACCTGCGTGCTGCGCCGGCGCCTCTGCTGGCGCCCTGTGCGGCGCCGGTCGACCTGACCGGGGTGCGCGGCACCCAGCTGGTGGTCGAAACCCTCTGGGGGCGCGACCGGGCGGCGCTAAAAGTCTGCCGAGCCCGCCACGACGCGCTCGGCAGGTATTATGTCGATCGTGATCAGGCCTTGGTCCACGGCCGGTGATAGCCGATCTGGCGGGCGACAAAATCCATCGTTGCTCCCTGCGGCCGGCGGGTCTCGCCGAGCTGCCACTTGCGAATGCAGGAGCGGCTGACGCCGGATTTCTCGCATAGCTCGGACAGATTCGGTTTGCGCTTGTTGAGCAGCGCCACCAGCTCGACCATCGCCCGGTCGGCGGGCGCCGGAGTGCGCTGGGCGAGTTTCGCTGCTGACCGGCGTTTGTGTTTGCGCTCGAAGCGCACGACGTTGGTTCTTGCCATATGAGATTACCCCTCTTTTTGGCGTTTGGCGGGAAAGCCCCGGGATTCCAGTTTTCGGCCTTTCGGCCACTGGCTCTTCTTTCTGGCCTTTCGGCTGTCGTCAGGCAAGGTCTTCTCTGCTGCCAGCAAGGCGCGGCGGGCATCCTCGATCCGCTTAACCTTAGCGGCCTGCGAGGTGTCGCCACCGCCGTTCGAGGAATACTTCGATTCCCCTTTGCGGCCGGTGGTCTTGACGGCGTGGTCCTTGCGCCGCAGTGGCCGCAGGTAGCGCGGGTCATGCTGCGGCGGGTCCCAGTCGCTGCCATCTGCCTTGACCGGCCGCAGCGCCAGCGCCGGGAAGTGATCCCAGTCAATGTCCTCGCCGGGCTCAAAGCCGAGTAGAATCAGGCAGACCGCCAGCTTGGTGCCGACCGAGGGCGGCTTGCGCTTCGGGCTGTCAGCCATCTCTCACTCTCCGATGTGCCGCTTGGCGGATAGCGCGCATGATTTCGAGTTCATTGGCCGTTTGCGATCTACCTCCCAGCCGACGACTCGCTTGATAGCGTCATACTGGGCCTCGACGGTACGGTCGACGGCATCCTTTAGTCCGTCGAGGTATTCCCGTGGATCGCGCAGCCGGAAGTTTTGCGGCCCCCAGCGGTAGCGCCCGATGACATTGTCGGCGCGCAGCTCGGCCGGTGACCACCACAGGTCCTGATAATGGCAATACAGCCAGAGCCCTTCCGCCTCGGCCTTGGCGATCAGGGCCTCGCGCGCTGCATGAGCGCGAGCAAGGGCCTCGTTGCCGTCCTTGATAGCCTTGTCGATGTCATTCGGCGTTATCATCGTACATCTCCCCTTCATCCTTGCCACGGTTGCCTTTCTTGGCGTCGGCGTAAGTATAGCCTAGCATCTTCTCTACCTCCTGAATGAAGGCTTTCTTCTGCCCCGGCATAATGTAGGTAAAAATGAAGTCGAAAGCGCGGTCGCAGAACTCCTTGTAATCTTCCCAGTTACTTTCGAGATCAGATGTCGATCTCATCTCCTTGATGAAATTCATATCATGATCAATAACGATATTATAATAATCAAGCGCATGCTTGATAGCGACGTGTAGTTGTTTGGGGTAATGATAGTAAGGACTGTTGTCACAGACCCGGCCGAGAATTGCCCAGTAGAGATTGCGCAATTTGGCAGACGGTGGGGTATGATCCTCGGCGACTATCAGCGCATTTTGTTTTTTTTTCGCGAGCCATTCCCAGTCTTTCTTGTAGGCTGGGACGAGGAATCCTCCCGGGAATTCCCGGGAGACGTGCTTGCGCAAGAGGACACCCATGACCCCTACTCGGCCGGGTTGAGCTTGTCGGAGCGCTTTTTCAACTCCACCTGCATGTTGCGGAATTTCTTGGTGATCTCCTCACGACCTGCCGGCTGCAGCATGTTGCGCTCGCGCTCATGCTTTTTCGACCACGCTTCAAGATCGAGCTTGAGTTGATCGGCATCAGCCAATGTCATCTTCGGGTTCTGGAGCCCTGCCGCGATCGGCTTGAGATCGGCCACCATCGCCTTGTAGGCTTCAAGCGAAGCCTCCTCGTCGTAGCCGGTGGCCGTTGTTTGCTCCGTCTGCTCCGACTGGTCCTGCTCGTGCTTTTCGTCGTCGACGCGGTTGGCTGGATCGCGGCGGGCGTCGAGGACGTCCCAGAAAGCGTCGTAGCCGACGCGGTCGTTTTTCTCGGCGGCGTCGACGAGCTGCTGGTTCGACGGGTTGCGGGTGAGCGCCTCGACATCCTCCAGCGTCTTGGCATTGAGGACCATTTTGGCAAGCATGGCGATGCTGTCGGCGGCGGGGCCGACCGGCGGGGCTTTGCCCTTGCCTTTACCGGGTGCGCCCTCGAACCGCCCCCGGTTGCGCTGCTCGACAAGCTCGGCGTCATCATCCTCGGCGGCAAGATCGAGGATCGCCATCTTGGCGTAGCGCCGGGCATAGGAGATCGTCGAGCCGATTCCTTGTGGGGTCCATTTCTGGACCGGCATCGAAATGGTTGATCGGATGAATTCGCCCGAATCGTGCAGCAGTAGTGTCGTCACCGAGATGTTGCGCGGGACCGTGTTGGGGAATTGCAGCAGCGACAGACCGTTGGCCGACAGTGGGTCGCGGGTCGCCCTGCGCACCGCTGCGAGCGAGGCGTAGCGCATCTTGAAATGCGGGTTGGCGGAATCCTTCTCGGCATCCTCGATCTGCCCCTGTGCCTTGGACAGGGCCATCGCGAGTTGGGAGATGCTGTCGGAGGCCTCGTAGGCGACAACCGTCACCATCGCGACATCCGCTTCGGCCGGCGGCGCTGTGAGCGCTTCGCGGGCGTCGAAACGATCATCGTCGCCATAGCGCTCATAATCGGGGTCGTTGCTGTAATTGGCCATGGGTCAGGCCTCCTGTTTCTGGCTGTATTCAACGCCGGGGATACCGAACACCTTGGCGCGGCAATCGGCATCAACGAGGGTTTTCAGGAACGCCTCCAGCGCATCCCCCTTGGTGGCGGCGTAGAAACGCAGCACCGCCTTGCGGTCGACGATGGTGGCAACGGTGGTGGTGCGCAGGCCGATAGCGCGCCCGCCGGTGGCGAGCTGGACCTTGGATTTCTCGACCTGACGCGCTGCCTTGTCGGCCTCCTTAGCCTTGTCGAGCAGCTCCTCGGCCTGCTCCCGGGCGGCGAGGTCGGTGACTTGTGATTCCGCAAAGGCCTTGCGCGCCGCCTCGGCGGCCTTGTCGGCCTCGTCGCGGGCGATCTTGGCGAGCCGGTCCTTTTCCGCCTGCAGCTGCAGCAGCCAGCCATCGGCGGTGCGTTTCAGAGCGGCCATGGCAAGGATCGCCGAGCCCTTCTTCGAGGCATCGCCGATGAGCGGGTTGTAGCGCCCCCGGATTTCGGTCAGCGCCTCGTTGTGTGGCTTGGTCTCAGTGTCGAGCCGCTCGCCAGCCGTCCTGACCGCCGCGCGCAACTTGACGATCAGTCGGCCGACCTCATCGGCCTGCTCCTGCGATGCCAGTTTGGTGCCGTCGGCCCAGTTGCGGGCTTCCAGCAGAAGATCATTGATCTCTGTCTCACTGGCGTAGAACGGGACCAGTTTTGGGTCGATGTTATCGGTCTTTTCGATGATGCGCTCAGTGACGGTGTCGGTCATAATTATCCCCTCGATCAGGTGTCTCCAGCCATGACCGTAAGCCTCGGGGGACTTGACTGTCAAATGATTTTTGTGGCGTCATGCCACAAATCGGAGGGGTATCGTGACGATTCGCTTGAAGGACCTCAAGGGCTGGAAGGGTATCGATCTACAGGGGCGGCAGAAAAAGGGCCGCTTCCCGGTGGTCGCCAAATCGCGGCGCACGCTCGGCGGCATCGTGTTCGATTCGCGCGGCGAGATGCTGCGCTACGCCGATCTGCAGCTGCTCGAACGGGCCGGGAAAATCAGCGAATTGCGGCGCCAGCGCGACTTTCCTGTGTATATCGGGGAAAAACTGCTTTGCACCTTCACCGCCGACTTCTCTTATCGAGAGCTGCCGTCAGGCGCTGAGGTGATCGAGGATGCCAAATCCTCCGGCACCCAGAAGGATACCGCTTATCGTCTGCGCAAGACAGCCGCAGAACTCTATTACGGCTTCCATGTGCGGGAGTTTGGGGTAATCAACCCGGAGCGCCTCTTGTCAGGAGAGGGGTAGACCCTGACACGTCGTGAGACCGACGGACGTGAAATAGCCGAGGGAGGGGTGGTTCGCCATCCCTGAGGGGTAGGGAATGACCTTAAATCTGTGGACGGAGGAGCAGGATAAGCTCCTCCGAGAATTGTGTGAGTCAGATCGCAAATTGTCGGCCCCGGCGATTGCGATTGCGATCTCCACCGCCTTCAACATCGTGCCGCCTCTGACCCGTGCCGCCATCGTCGGTCGTGCCCGGCGCCGCCAGATCAGCCTGCCCTTGCCCCGCACTGGCCGTGGCTTGCGCAACCCGGCAGCCACGCCTCAGCACGACACCCTGATTACCCCGAGGAATCGCCCGCCCGAGGCACCGCCGCCAAAACAGCAGCGACGCGGCAACATTCTGCCGGAGGTCGATGCCCCGGGTGTCTATCTGCTCAATGCCGCCGACGGGGATTGCCGTCGGCCGCTGACCGACTTGCCGGAAGGGGAGCGCCACCTGATGCGGGTCTGCGGCGAGCCGGTGCGGGAGGAGAGCCATTACTGCGCCGCCTGCTGCGAGCTGATCTACACCAAGCCTGAGCCGGAGGAGGTGGGGGGTCCGCCACGGTCACGACAACCGTTCATTCTGCCATCGAAACAGAGGGGTCTGAAATAATGTTGCCTGATATCCTGACCAAGACCGAAAAGCGTCTTGCCATGGTGCGCCATGTCGCCCGGCTCACCCGGGTGCCGGCGGCCGATATCCTTGGCCCGAGCCGTCGCCATGATGTGGTGCGGGCACGCTGGCATGCGATGACGCTGATCCGCGCCCATTTCGGCGACAGTTATCCCAAAATTGCCCGGGTGTTCGGGCGCGACCACACCACCGCGATGTACGGCATCGCCAGTTATCTGTCGCCGATTCCGCGTCTCGATTATCCCAACCGGCGCCACCGGCTCGGCGATGTGATCGGGCTCGGGTTCTGGCTTGGCCGCGAACAGCTGGCGCGCGAGGCCGAGAAGGCGATTTCGACCGACAATGCGCTCAAGCACGCCGCCCGGGTGGCCCGTCGTGCGCGTGGCGAGCCGTGCTTTGCGGATTATCACCATGCAGCCTGAGCGCCCCTTGCCGGTTGCCGGCACCGAGACGATCGAGGTCGAGCAGGTCCTGCTCGGCACCCTGCTGGTTCATCCCGACAAGATCGACACCATCCGCGAGGTGCAGACCGAAGATGATTTCATCGAGCCGCTGCACCGCACGATCTGGCGCACCATGCTGGAGCGGCACGATGCCGGCGAGCGGATTACCATCGCCAATCTGACTGCCCGCATCGGCCCGGTCGAGATGGGTGGCATCTCCCTGCGCGAGTACCTCGCCCGCATGGCGGCGCAGATGGGGTCATCCTCGCATTCGCTTGTCGGCACCAGCCGGGCGGTCAGAGATGCCGCCGGCATGCGGCTGTTGCAGGACATCTCGGCCGATCTACTGCGCGACCTCTCGACCGGCGGCATCATCGACCCGGTGCCGGTGGCAGTCGAGATGATCCGCAAGGCCGACGAGATTGTGGCTACACACCTCGTCGATACGGCCCGGCCGATGACGTTGGGGCAGGCGGCGCGCAAGGCCGTCGAGGCGGCCCTCTTGGCGCGCGAATGCGGCACCCCGCCGGGCACCATGCTCGGCCTGCCGGAGGTCGACCGCATGACCAATGGCGTCCATCCCGGCCAGCTGGTGATTCTGGCCGGCCGCCCCGGGATGGGCAAGACCGCGACCGCCATCACTTTCAGCCTCAACGCGGCCCGCAAGGGCGTCTCGGCGTTGATGATCTCGCTGGAGATGACGGCACAGGACCTCGCCGAACGGGCGCTATCCGAACAATGCTACCGGCAGGGCCATGATCTCGAATATCAGAAGGTTGCCGAGGGCGTGCGGTTGTCCGATCTCGACGTCCAGCACCTTGACCGTGCCGAGACCGATCTGGCCAAGTTGCCGATGCGGATCGAGCAGCGCCCGGGGATGACCTTGGCGCAGATCGCCTCGGCGGCCCGGCGCTACTTTGCCACCCAGCGCGAGGCCGGCTACCCGGAGGGGTTGTTGGTGGTCGACTACCTCGGGCTGGTGCAGGCCTCCGGCCGCTACCGGGGGCAGCGCGTCAACGAGACCGGCGAGACTACGCGCGGCCTCAAGGCGCTGGCAAAGGAGCTGGGGGTGCCGATCATCCTGCTCTGTCAGCTCAACCGCGCCGTCGAATCGCGCGACGACAAGAAACCGCGCCTGCCTGATCTGCGTGATTCCGGCGATATCGAGCAGGATGCCGACACGGTGATTTTTTGTTACAGGGAAGAGTATTATCTGGCCCAGCTTGACACCAACCAGATGTCGTCTGATGAATTGATGGCGCACATGGAGGCGATCACTCACAGCCGCAATGTGATGGAGATCGGGGTCGCCAAGCAGCGCAAGGGTCCGACCGGCTGGGTCCGTAATTTCTGCAACATCGGCTGTAACGCTATTACAGGCCTAAGCACGCAATAGGGGAGACGCCGATGGCCGTAAGTCTTGAGCTTCTGGAATACTTGGCATCCAAGGGATTTTCGACACAAGAATTGCTCGAAGCGGCGCGCGCCGCCGAGGCTGGCGTGGTGGTAAAGCGCTCGTCAGGAGCCGAGCGTCAGGCTCGTTACCGGGCGAATAAAAAGATCAATGAAATCAATGGTAGTAACAAAAGTGACGTAACGAGTGACGTAACTGTAGACGTAACAAGTGACGTAACAAGTGACGTAACGGTCAAGGCTGACGACACTCCTCCCCCTGCACCCCCTTCTCAAGAAAATCCTTCCTCCAAAAAGGACCCTAAAGGGTCCCAAAAAGGTTCCCCCTTACCGGAAGGTTGGAGGCCGTCTGAGGCAGCTCTGGCATGGTCCGAGGAGCGTGGAATCACTGCCGAACAAATCGACGAGCAGGTCGCAGCGATCGAGGACTGGGCGTTAGCGAATGCCCATCTTTCAAAAACACGGAAATCCAACTGGGATCGATTTTATTATAGCTGGATGAGGGATAAATACCCACTTAAACCGAAGCCGACGGCGGCCGCCCTGTCGCTCGACACCGAACTGGGTATCATGATCAAGGAATACCCCAAGCTCGCCAAGCCGATGGGCACCGCGCTCGACAACACCCGCGAGGCCTATGCCCGCGCGCTCGCTACCGGCGCCACAGCGGCCGAGATACTGGCCGGGGTGATCGGCTATGCCCGCGACTGCCGCCGCCGGCCCAAAAACGAGCAGGACGATCGCTTCATCCCGGCGCTCGGGCGTTTCCTCGACGAGCACCGCTGGAAGAACTACCACGCCGCCACCCCGACCGCCGGCGGCGTCCCGGTCGAGATGTGGCGCAAATTCGTCGAGCGCGCCAAGGAGACCGGGCAATGGCCGGATGGCCTCGGGCCACCGCCGAGCTTCCCCACCCCCCGCGTGCCGCGCGAATTGCTGGTGGAGTACGGCTTCGTGCAGGAAGAATTGCCGCCGGCCAAGTCTGGATGATCTAGCGGTGGATCGAGCAGGGATGGTAAGTCGCCCCAGTATCTGGGGGCGGATCATGGCGCTGATAAAAGACGAGGGTGTGATTGTCCTGCCGCGCAAGATCGGCCTGTGGCTGGTCCTCGGCGGCATCCTCTATCTCGGCCAGCAGGTCTGGTCGGAGGCGGCGATGCGGGCGACCGTTGCCGGCGAGATTACCAACCTCCAGCGCAGCGACATCGAATCGCGCCAGCGCGGCGATGATATCCGGCGCCGGGTGACGGCGCTGGAGCAGACCGGGTCAGAAATCAACGGCCGCCTGATCCGGGTCGAGGAGCGTCTCGCGGGCGCTGTGGATATCCTCCGGCAAATCCGCGAAGACCAGCAAAAGAACAATTCCCGGCGTTTGGAGCCTTGACGGCCAAGCCAGTCGGCAGTAGCGTACAGCCACAGTGTTCGTTTTTGAGCGGGGTGGTAAATGTCGGTGCGGCGCGCACGCAAGGATCGTAGCCTGATCACGGGGTGGGATTTGACTGCCTCGTTCATCAAGCTCGATACCTCCTACGCGGCGTTGTCGCGGTTCTTCCTGTCCGATCGCCGTACCGGCCATCGCTGGCAGGTCGAGGGGCCGTCAAACCCGGTGGCGCGGCTGATTCAGCTGATGTTGGCGTTGGGTCTGACGCTGGAGGATACCAAGTTACTCATCGATGCGGGGGTCGCAAAGGCCGGCAGTGGGGTGCTGCCGGCGCCGGTTGTTGATCTGTCCTCTTGGTTGGCAGTGCTGTCATCCGAGCAGGAGGCAAGGATGAAGGACACCCCGAATGATAAACGTGATCGATCTGAGGCTGGCGCGGATTCGTCGCGCAGCACAACGCCTGCAGGCTGATGATGATGCCGGAGCGCGGGGTGACCTGCGCGCGGCGAAGTTCCATAAGCAGGTTCTAGAGGGGAATTATGGCCAAGTCAGCACCGGCTGCCAACCGCGAGGTCGACAGCAGCGACAACGAGTATCAGACCGAGTCCGTCGCCGGCGACCAGCTTAAAGCCTTCATCGAGCGCATCGAGCGACTGGAGGAGGAGAAGGCCGGCATCGCGGGCGACATCCGCGACGTCTACGGTGAAGCCAAAGGCAATGGCTTTGATGCCAAGGTGATCCGCAAGATCATCGGCATCCGCAAACGCGATTATGCCGAGCGGCAGGAAGAAGAAGCGATCCTCGAATTGTATATGCAGGCGCTGGGGATGGTAAGGTGACGATGACTAGGTATTTTTTTTCAAAAGAGAATCCGTTAACCATCATTGTCCACGGCACGGCGCCAGACAATCGGATCGGCGTGGAGTTCCATGAAGGGCGGGTAGATCAACTTGATCGTATCTGCCTCGACAGGGCTCAGGCAAATCTCGTCCAGCACTTTCTTAAGGCCGCTATTAGCAAGGTTGATGAACAGGAGGACGGGGTGGTCGATCAGGGGATGGATTTTTCGCAGGCGCTCGTCGCCATGAAGCGCGGCCACAAGGTCTCCCGCGCCGGTTGGAATGGCAAGGGCATGTGGATATGCCTCGGTAAGAGGCAGTGGCTGGAGCCGGAGGCGTTCTGGAATAAGCACACCCGCAAGTTTGCCGAAGATCAAGTCGCTGTCTGCGAGGCCAGAACCGGACTCAAGCGCCACACCTCATCGGCTGATTTCAATGCACTCAAGCATTGCAAGACTGAGGTGCTGCCGTATTTCATCATGAAAACCGCCGACGACAAGATTTTGATGGGCTGGCTCGCCAGCCAGACCGATCTTCTCGCCGACGACTGGGGGATTGTGGAGGATTGATGGAATCTCGTGTTGGGGAACTGGCCCTCGGGCAAGAAAACGAATGAGGTGGCGATCCCAACCAGCCACTTCCTCCACCCGGGGGTCGATGGAAGATCAACCGCGCATGTCTTGGAGGCCCGGGCAGCGGTGACAGATCGGAGAGACGATCACCTGTTTTGCCCGAATGGGCATCCGAGAAGGTGGGCGGGGTTGCCGGGGCCTGCAGCGCCTTTATCACGCGGAGAGAACCGGACGAGAACCGAGATCGCCACCAGCGGTGACAGCCGGAGAGACGGCAACAAAATTCAGTTCGGCCGGGTGTCTTACTCTGACGCGATCCGGTTGGGCGTCGATCGGGGGTCTCCTACCGTAAGGGTGGAGGCGCTGTGCGAGACGGGCGGTGATAGCACCCGGCCTCCGGTCACGAGTTTCCAACCTGTGCAAAAACCGCACGAGTTGGTCCGAAGAGTGGAGAGCGACCACTCCTTCCCGGTTCGGGAATAGCACGCTCGCGAACGACCCTCGAAAGGGGGCCTCGCCTTCACTGGAATCGCCATGGCGGCCGGTTGGGATGGGGGTATCAGGCCAACAGCGCATGACGGCAGTCGAGAGCGGGTCGGGCGGATGCGGAGCCGGCTAGACCCTCGCCGGCAACAAATTTCCCCAGTGATGGGGAGAAGAGGCAGGCCGGTTCGATCCCGGCTCGTTGGCCGAGGTCTGGTGAGAGAGACGGTTCGAGTCCGTCACAGGCGAGCCCCACGGGAGGGGTGGCCGAAGGGAGTGCCCCACCGGGGATGGGGTGGCTGTCGGGGAAAGGGGACGGGGCGCGCGACCCGCCTCTTTCCCCGGAGAATTCGGCACTGTTGTGTGAGCTGGCAGTGTCAATGAGAGGCCTCGGGGCAGTTCACCTTCCCCGGGCCTTTTCTTTGGCCAAGGCTGTTGACGGTCTCGCAAATCTGTGGCGATATGGTCGATGAGAGGGGTCTCATCCATGTACGAATGCCCAGCCATGACGTGGCGCAGGTTCTTGCTGATAACTCTGCCGATTGTCGGTCTGGCAGTGACGCTCGGCTTCGGCCCGGCTAGATTGTATCTCTCGGGGTTGATGATCTGGCTGATCCTCAGCGGTCGGGGTATCTGACATGCTGGGGGCCGTCATGTCGAAAAAGCCACACAACGACACGCCGATCGAGGAATGCCTGCACTGCGCCCTGCTCGCCACGATCGTGCGCTGGCGTGATGCTCACGGTGCCCGCGACGGAATTACCGGCGAGCTGGCCTATGATCCGGCTCAGGAGACGCTTGCGCTGGCGCACTGTCTCGGCGACCTCATCGCTGGATCGACATTTGATTCCGACCCGATGGAGACACTGGAACGGACCACTGATCTGTTCGGCATAATCGCGACCTTCATCGCGCTCGAATATGACCGTATGGCTGGTTACAGCGGCGAACCGGCCGAGACCGACCTGCGTCTGATGAAGGTCGCCAGTCATGCCAAGAACTGATCTGACCTTCATCGGCTTCGAGCGGCCGGAGCGGGGCGATAACATCGTCGCCTATCGCGGTAACATGGCGTTGGGCCACATCTCCTGTCTGACCTTGGACGGCAGCTTCTCGATCTCGCTGGTGCTTGGTCAGGCCATTATCGGCAAGCACGGCATTGACACGCTGGATGAGGCCAAGGACGAGTTTGTGGCGCTGCTGGAGGACCTGCTGCAGCAGAACGGCCTGATGTTCGATCCGGCCTTTACGCCGCCGCCGGCGCCCGATTACGCCGAGCGCATCATTTCCGAGGCCAAGATTTTCACCAAGGCCAAGGAGGTGCTCGACCACATGCAGCACCCGATGACCCAGCGCTACCTGCGCGAGATGTTGCCCGGCACCCGGGATCGCGTGCGCAAGGTCGTCAACCGCCACTATGCCGCCCTGCGCGACAAGGAACAGGCTGAGGAGGAAGCCCATCATGGATGACGATATCAGAGTTGCCTACGCCGTCGCGCACACCTCGGAGGGCGGTGAGCATATCGCTTCGATCCGCGATATCCCGGGGGTCGAGGGGCGTGGTGCCTCTCTGGAAGAGGCGCTCGAAGCGTTGTCGCCGAAGCTCGCCGAATTCCTGTTTCAGCGCGTTCATGCCAACGAGCCCCTCCCGGTAGCAACGCCGACGCAGGACGGTGAGATGATGGCGGCGATCTCTATCGCGCGCGGCGACCCGGAGAGCGACGAGCATGAGGTCACCTCTAAGGTCACTATGACCGACGGCTTCCCCCTCCCCAGCGAGGTTTTCAAGCCATCTGGCCACACCAGTGTCATGAACAACCGCCACGACCGCAACGATGTGGTGCAGGATTTCCCGACCCCGCCATGGGGGACGCGGGCGCTGGCCGAGCACCTCAAGCGCCTCGGCGTCTATTTCGGCACGGTGCTTGAACCGGCGGCCGGGCGCGGCCTGATGTCGGGGGTGTTGGGGGCGTACTTCCAGCGCGTCCTGACGGCCGATGCCTACGATTACGGCCTGACCGGCTGTAAGCTCGCCAGCTACGTCCAGCCGCCCGAAGAATGGGCGCCAGACAGCGTCGACTGGATGATCACCAACCCGCCCTTCGCGCTGATGGAGGCCTTCCTTGCCCGGGCGCTGGTCGAGGCCCGCTTCGGCGTCGCCATGCTGACCCGGCTGCCATGGCTCGACACGCAAGGTCGTTACGAGCGCATTTTCAGCATCAACCCGCCGACACAGGTTTTGATCTTCTCGGAGCGGCTGGCGATGTACGAGGGCCGATGGGTGCCGGGGGGCTCGACGGCCACCGGCTATTGTTGGGTGCTGTGGATCAAGGGGCGCGATCCGCTGCCGCTGGCGTGGGTACCGGTGGGTAGTCGCGACCGTCTGTCCTTCCCGGCCGACCTGATCCACTACGCCCACGCCATCAAGGATAATCCCATCGAGGACAAGCCATGAGCGTCGAGGGCGACGGCCATGCCCGCGTCTTGGCCGACCAGCTGCAGGCGGACCCGGCCGCGATCGACGAGAGGACCTCATGGTCTGGCGGGCACGAGATCACCATCGCCGGCCTCGACATCATCAGCCGCTACATCGACGCCCTGCTCAAGGCAGAACGCGCCACCGTTGCTGAGGCTACCGCGCGTCTCATCGATGAGATCGAGGACGCTATTGACCACCCCGACGACGATTGAGAGGAGACCACCATGACTACCACCGATCCCGGCTGGCAGGAGACCGCTGCCGTCCAACCCGAATCCACCCCCGGCATCATCGCCATGGAGGCGGTCAAATCGAGCCAGATCGCCTCGATCGGCCATAGCGGAAACACCATGGCGGTGCGCTTCCTCGGCAAGGGTGGTAATCCCGGCTCGCTCTACCATTACCAGAACGTCACCCGGGCCGATTTCGACGCCTTCCGCGCCGCCGAATCGATCGGTCTGCACTTTCAGGCGCAGTTCAAGAAACAGCCCGAGAAATACCCATTCATCAAGGTCGACGAACCGTCGCCATTCACCGAGGAGGCCGCCGATGTCGCGTGAAATCAGGATCACCCGCCTGCCTGACGGAGATGGCAATGACCATCTCAGCGGCAGCCGCTACGTGTTCGCCGCCGGCGGCTTTGTGCAGACCATGACCGGCAGTGAGCTGTATGCGCTGAGGAACATGGTCACTCATATGGCTGAGAATGCCACCCCGAAGATTTCGATGGTGATGGAATTCGCCAGCGAGCCAGAATGCACCGAGGACGCTGGCCCAGACGAGAGCAGCGCCGGCACTGCTCCCGGCTACGATTTCACCTTCCCCAGCGCTGGCGCCGGCAGCGGTGTCGCCCTTGATGAGTGCACCACGAGCCCGGGAGACGCTGCCATCAAGCGTGGCCATGCCCGCAACGAGCCGCACCCCTCGCTGGCCAAGATCGCCAAGGACCTTTCGGAGGGGATGAGGAAGGCCAAGGTCGAGACCCAGAAGACGCAGCAGGCCCTGCTGACCATCAAGGCCGCGATCGACGGCCTTAACCTTCCCGACTACGACCCTAACCTCAAGACGTCGCTCGCCGAGGGGGTGGCTCTCTTCGCCGATTCCCGCATGAAGGCGCGCGAGGATGAGCTGCGCCGGGCTGGCAGCGTGATCGGCAGTGTCAGCAATGCGGGCCCCGCCAAGCCGTGGGTCGATGTTCCAGAGAGTCAGCGCAGGGCTATCATCGCCGAAGAGGATCAGCGCCGCCGCGCCGAAAGAATAGCTGGTCTGGCCTGATCCTTACCGACTGGCTCCCCCCGAACCTCCCCGTTTTGTTCTCATCCGGGGAGGTTTCTTTTTGCCCTTCCGCACCATCCCCGACCCACGTTACATCGGTGTTGCATCACCTGCTGCACCGCTGCACATGCAGCACCCACAGTTTACCCCATGAGAGATGGGGTGGGGGACCAGATGGCCAAGCCTAAACTCAATGATGCCCAGTGGGCCGAGATCGAGCTGCGATGGGCAACGGGACAGACCAGCTCGTTGTTGGCGCGGGAGTTTTCCGTCACCCGCCAGATCATCGACCGCCGCGCCAAGCGCGAGAAGTGGACCCGCTCCCTCGCCCATGATGTCGAGGAGCGCACGACCGAGAAGCTCCTCGGTCTGTCTCCGGGGGCCTCCCCCGAGGAAAAAGCGGCAGCAGTGGAGCTGGCCTCGGACGGCCGGGTGCAGCTGGTCCAGAACCACCGCGCGGCGTGGGTCAACATCCACGCCATGCGCGACGAGGCGCACCGCATCCTGTGGCTCAACGGTAACCCCCGGCTGGTCGACTTCAAGACCCACCGTAAATCTGACGCCGAGAACGGCATCGAGCGCGGCGACGTGGTGATGCGGGCCGGGCGCCCGGTCAAGCAGGAGGTGACGATCCTGCCGCTGCTCGACCGTATCAATATCGCCAACAAGCTGCTGACGATGTTCCAGAAGGACGGCGAGGCCCTGCAGGCGGTGCAGGAGGGCGAGCGCCGGGCGCACGGCTTCGATTACAAGATGCAGCAGGAGGACGAGAAGAAGCGCAATGAGGGCCACAAGGCACGGCTGGAATCATTCCAGAAGCTGGCCGAGGCTGTGGACAAAGCCAAGAAACTGCTTCCGCCGCCCGAGGTTGAGGACGACAATATCGCCACAGAAGAGGAGGGGCCTACCGATGACAAGCTCATTGATCCCGCGCCTGACGCTGATTGAGGGTATCAAGCCGCTCGATCGCCGCCCATTCAAGGCGCGCGGGGTAATCATGATCCCCTTGTTTCGTGGTGGAATAGCGATCTGCGACCTACGCCATTTCGAGGAGGTTATGCCCTTCACATGGGGGCTTGTCGGGAGGGGGGCGTTTTATTATATCAGGCGGGCATACGGCCCGGCCCAGAGCCGAAAATGCAGCTATCTTCATCGCATTGTAGGCCAATCAAGTGCAGCGCGGATGTCATGGTACAACGGCGACCATCTCGATTGTCGAGACGACAATCTGCTGCACCTGACGCAACGCGAGATGCGGCGGATCGCCATGAAAACCCGGCGCGAGCGGTTCGGGTCGATCGGGGTGGTCTACCATCCAGCCTCGAAGCGCTGGCGGGCCGAGATCGGCACCCCGCCACAGCGGTGCCATCTTGGCAGCTTTCTCACCAAGGAGGAGGCACAGCGGGCCTATGACCGCGCCGCCATCGCGGAATATGGCGACGAGGCTGTGCTCAACCTTCCCGAGGAGCATGGCCGGTGACCCGCCCGCGCCCGATCTTGGATGCCCGCAGCCCTGAGAGCGTTACCTATGCGCTGGAGGTGCATGCCGAGCGTCGCCTGACGCAGCGCTATGACATCCCCTCCAGCCGGGCGCGCGAGGTGATGTTTCACCATATCGCCCTGACGCTGGCCGATGAGGGCGAGCGCGTCCGCTGCAAGGGTGCCAAACTCGGCACCAAGGAGTTCCGCCTGCTCAACGATGGCGGCACCGAATTCGCCTTCCTGTACTGGCCCGGGGCGCAGCGCATCATCACCTACTTGACGCCGGCGACGATGACTGATGCGCTGCACAAGGCCTACATCAAGCACATGCGCCAACGCCGGAAGGAACAGCGATGAGGCCACACAAGATTCCACGCCCCGACGATCCGCCGGTTGAGAGTTTCAGCGACGTCGTCCAGCGTTCTTACCGGCTCACCCGGGAGCGCCAGATCGCCCGCGAGCTGGGGCTGCCCCGGCTCGCCCTGCGCCGCCTCATCGCACGCAGCGAGGCGATCGAGCCGGCGCCACGCAGCCCGAGCGAGAGCTGGCTGTTGAATGCCGGGCTGATCGACAAGGCTGGGATATTGACATGGGCCGGCCGCACCTTGGTGGCGCGGGCGCGCAAGGAGGGCTGGTGATGCGTCGATCGAAGAACCTGCAGAGCGTCCGCCGGCGCCGGGATGGTGTCGTCAGGCGCAAGGAAAACGATCTGGTATCCATGCCGATGCCGTTCAATGAGCCGACTCCACTGATCAGCCATTTCGCTCATGTGGAGCAGATGATGCAAAACGGCTACCAAGGCGACAGTGGGACAGTCTACCCGTTCTACCAGATGAAGGGAGGCGACGCGCGCCCGACCCAGCAGGAGCCGCTCAGTGAGGAGGAGGCCGAGCGCAACCGCAGAATCGCCCAGCAATGGATGCGAGACCGGGGCCTGCACCTGCTTCATAGTGAGGACCCGCCACCGCGCCCTCAGACCGGCTTCTGGCGCCCATTCTCCAAGCCCGAGAAACGCGCCCTGCTCGCCATGACTGGCGTATTCACTCTGATCGTCCTCACTGTCATGGGAGTGTTCCACTAATTTGTGGCCAAGCCTCTTGACACTGTGGCCGTTAGCCACGAAGGTGGGGTCAAGAGGAGACGACCCATGACCCGCGCCGAACTCAACACTCTCTCGACCAAGGCACACGCGAAGGGCGGCGCTGTCATGCACCTGATGGGCTCGGCCGAGGATAATACTCGGGAAACGGTTGGGGCTGATGAGGTTGCTGTAACGGTCTCGTCGCTCAGGGAATCCCTGAGTGAATGCAACGATAAAGGGGCGGTCGCATGGTTCGCTGCCCATGGCGTCAAAATCTAACCAACAGGAGGGCTAAATGCCCGGTCTCAACAAGGCTATTGTCGGCGGCTACGTTGCCCGCGACCCGGAGGTCCGTCGTCTCGGTAATGGCGATCCGGTGGTCAATCTGTCGATCCCGACCTCTGAGAAGTGGAAGGACAAGAACACCGGCGAGGCGAGGGAAAAAACCCAGTGGCACAACATCGTCTGCTTCAATGAGCGCCTGTGCGGTATCATCGAACAATACGTCCACAAAGGTTCGCAGATCGTCGTCGTTGGCGAGATGCAGACCCGCAAATGGCAGGACCAAAGCGGCGTCGAGAGGTACACCACCGAGATCGTCTTGCCGCGATTCGGCGGCGAGGTCCACCTGATGGGTGAATCGAGCGGTGGTGGCGGCCGTGATCGTCAGTATTCCGAGGAGCAGGAGGGCCGCTACAGCCGCCGCACAGGGAGCGCCAACGACAGCGGTCAGGGCGAGCTGGGCATGACCCGACGGGACAGCCATATTGGCGGCCCAGCGCCGCTGGAGCGCCGCAGCGCGCCATCCTCGGGTGGTGGCTCGAAATACGGCGACATCGACGACGACATTCCGTTCTAGGAGAGGCTCATGTTCACCGTCGCCATCTGGGGTCCGCACTACGAATTGCGGGAGCCGTGGTATCAGCGCCAACCCCTCATCAAGGGCAGCGCCACATGGACCGCCGACAGCACTTTCGACACCGGCTACATCGCTACCCTGCGGCTGTTCTTTGACGATAAGGAGGTCGCCAAACGCGATGTCCAGCACGGCTCGATTGTGAACGCCGGTGAAACTCTGACTGTCGAGTGGTCGATCTCAATCGAAGGCGAGAAGGACTGACATGAATACGAAATCACACATCATCGTCCCTGCGGCCGTTGCTGCCGGGGTGGTATTCTGGCTTGGCGCACTCTGGCTTGTCGGGCGCCCGGTCCCCGTGACGTCGATCTCTTATGCCCTCGGGGCTGTCGTCGGGGCTGTCGTCTGTTCTATCGGGATGGCAGTTTTCAACAAGTAATTCTATCGCATCATTCGAGGGGTCTATCATGCCAAGTGTTCTGCCCGACTGGATGGCCGAGTTGCCGCTGCAGCAGCAGAGCGTCCTGATTCTCGCCACGCGGGGGCCTGACGGCGTCCGCAAGCATCACCCCTGCAAGCATGTCGTGCGGGCGTTGCGGGCCTGCGTGCTCAAGGCGGCGCGGTACGGCCGCATGCTCGGGCCTGACGAGGAAGGCGACACCTTCATGTCGACCAAGCCTCTGACCAGCTCGTTTGCGTGGGGTGATGCTTGCGACGAGTTCTTCAATCACGTCGACGAGCTTCCGCATCATTATTACCTCCATCTCGCCCATGCGGCGCAGATACTGTCGATCCATTATCCGCAATCCTACGATGCGCTGCTCTGGGGCGACTTCTATGACCGGGTCTGTGAGGACCTGCACATGGCACCGGAATCGCCCGAGGCGATGGCGGCGCGCCTCAATGACTGGGGGCGTTATGCGTGGGATGACGAGGCGCCCGTTGTCATCACCGGATGCGTCGCACACCCCAACGCGATCGAGGAGGCCTGACATGCGACTGCAGGACATCAAGTTGGCTGATCAGCTCGCCAGCCGCCTCGTGCGGCTCAAGCACCTGCGCGAGCTGTTCACCACAGAGGTCGATCCGACCGCAACCGTCACAGTGAGGTTCTCGACCAAGGATGAGAAACGAGTGCGGGAGATCGATATTTTCAAGCTCTCCGAGCAGGGTGTTCTCCTCGATGAGTTGAGCGACAAGTTGCGGCTGGCGGTATCCGACCTGATCGGCGAGTCGATCGAGCGGGTCAGCGATGAACTGCTCGGCCTCGGCGTCAAACTTGAGCCATGAACACGACCGCCCTCGATCGCCTGCTCGCCGATCTCACCCATGAGGCCGACGGCATTCGCTCGGCGACGCTGGCGCTCAAGTTCATGGGGCCGAACAGCAAGGTCTATCTCAGAGACCCGCAGCAGATGCTCGACCAGCTCGATGCCGCCATCCTCGTCATCACCGAATTCCGCAACCTGATCGCCAAGAAGGAGCTACCCAGTGTCCGACCCGGAAAAGAAACCAGACCTGTCCAAGATGCACCTCGCCCAGCTCAAGGCGGCAAGCCCTGACGGTGAGATTACCTTCGAGCCCCTGCGCGGCCTGCCGCTGGCCAATTGGCGCCACCTGATGCGCTCGATGGTGGTTGCCGGTCTGGTGCTGGAGGTGGTGACAGACGTCTACCAGATCAGCACCGCCGGGCAGCTGGCGCTCGACGCGGTAGAAGCTGGGGAATAACCGCCCAAGCCTGTTGACATCTGTGGCTGCACGCCACAGACTGTCGGCTCACAGAGGGGTCTGTCATGACATTGAAAGAGACGCAGGAATCCATCGGCCGGATGATGGAGGCCATCGTGGCGCATTTCGCGCCCGGGGTAAAAATCACCGTGATGGTCAGGTCGCCGGGGTATCCCGACCGTGATTTCATGATGACCGACGACGATCCAGCCGAGGTCGCGGCCATGTTACAGCGGCGATCGGACGCGGTGGCGCAGGCGACCGTCGTGCCTGAGCTGGCTGGCTCCAGCGCCCAGCCAGTGACGCTGGCGGACGCCCATGCCGTTACCCGGGCGCAGCATGAGGAGATTCGTCGGCTGATGGGCGCTGCGACAGTGCAGGGGCAACTGCTCACCGAGGCGAAGGGTGCGTTAGACGACCTCTTGACGCGGCCGACCGATGGCGCTGCGCGCATGCGATCCCGCGAAATTCTCGCCCGCTTGAAGGGGCGTGACCAATGAGTGACGAACTCCAATTCGCTCTCAGCGATCGTGTCGAGAAGCACACCGGCGAGGCGCGCTACACCGGCAAGGTGGTCAGCGTCTACGAGACCAGCAAGGGCGGCACCAGCTACGTCGTCGAGGTCGAGCCGCAGGGCTTCCAGATGATCTGCACCGCCAGCATGCTGCGCCCGGCGCCACCAACCGAGCCGGCGGTGTTGACCTACACCAACTGGCGCGGTGAGACGGCGATGCGCACCATCACCCCGAAATACGTCTATTTTGGCTCGACGCCGTGGCACTCGGGGGAGGAGCAATGGCTTCTGGTCGCCTTCGACCACGACCGGCGGGGGGATCGGCATTTCGCGCTCAAGGATTTCGGCGCTACGCCCGCACCTGTGGCAGGCGGCTCCCTCACCTTGATCGCGGCGCATCTCCGCTACTGGATCGACCACAACACCAGCAAGCGCCGTCGTGCAGGGCTGGAATCAGATGACGACACGATGGTCATGGTGCCGCCGGCGTGGCCGACGCATGGCCAGCTCAAGAATTGGATTGCAGCTCTGGAAGCTCCCGCACAAATCGCTATTGCCATCAGGAGGAATGGAAATGAGCGAGATTAACGACGGCGGGCCTGCGTTCCCGTCCGAGGGCGAAGGTCACGGCAATCCGCACTATCACTCCCCCGGCATGTCGCTGCTCGATTATTTCGCGGGACAGGCTCTCGCGGGTTTGCTTGCGGCCGATGCCAAATACAACGGCAAGACTGACGAGCGGGAACGGCTGGCAGGAGATGCCTACGGGCACGCTTACGCAATGATGAACGTCCGCGCCTCTCTCTCCAAAGCCACAGCACCGAAGGAGTAAGAGGATGGTACACACGAACCTCTCCATAGAACGTCCCCGTTACGCTCGTGAAGCCTTGGAGATCGCCAAACTCCGCGCTGAGCTGGAATTCTGGATGCGACACGCTGAGGGCCTTCAGGATGAGATCGAGAACATCCCGCGCGCAATCGAGAGGTATGGCCACATCGATATCAGCCACGAGGGCGGACGCCTGACGCTAATCGCCAAACCTGAGGACCCCTCCGATGTCTGAAGCACAACTAGAGCAGATCGCACCGTACTGTTATCTGCACATGCACCCAGAGCACCCGACCGAGGTTTGCGGCCCGCCGTTGACCGAGGGGGACAAACTCGCTGGCTGGACTGATCTCGCACTCTATACCGCCGAAGCTCTCGCCTCTGCCAAGGAAGAGGGAGCGCGCGAACCCTCAGACTATTTCGGCATACTGGTCGATCGGGCACGGGTGTCGGCCGAGAAAGCGTCGATCAAGTTCCCGCAGCCCAACTATGTCACTCTGAAGATTGCCGAGGAGGCCGGCGAGGTCGTGCGCGGAGCCGTCCACTACGCCGAAGGGCGTATGCCGTGGTCCGAGGTTGAGGGCGAGATCGTCCAGCTCCTCGCCATGCTGATACGGTTCGTCACCGAGGGCGATCGGGTCAACGGGGTGATCCCGCCGGAGGTGCCATGACCCGGCTGATCATCATCCTGATCGCCCTCGCTCTCACCGGCTGTGCTGCTGGCAGCGTCCTCGGCGGCGCTCTGTTGCTCCACAATGTCAGACAGTATCGCAATCCGACCTGCCCGCCAGATAAGACCATCCAGCGCGGCACCTATGCTGGCTTCTGCGATCGCCGGGATTTGCGGTGATGGGCGTCTCTCCCAAGGTCATGGCGCCCTGCCACCAATGTGGTGGCCCCAGCAAGGTCGACACCATTCGCGTCGCCAAGGGGGTGACCCAGCGCCTGCGTGAATGCAGCGATTGCGGCAACCGCTGGCTGACCCGAGAGGTTTATGTCCGCACCCTGCTGCCTCGGGTCAAGGGCGTCGTGCTCGATGCCCGCGATGCCCCGGTGGTGCCCGTCCTAAAAAGGAAAGCCCGATGACCGAGAAGAAACCCGTCTACACCATCATCACCAAGTCAGGTCGGGCCGAGAACTGCAGCGAGAAGGGCTATCATGACATTCTCACCAGCATTGGCTACGGTAAGGGTGCCAAAGACCTGCCGCATGCGCTGATGCGGGATGGTCTGGTAATCGTCCATGATGGGCTGATGGAGCTGGGGCTGGCCTATGTCGAGCAAGGCAGGCGCCTCCATGACGAGGCTGAGGCGGCGCGGGTGGCTCTATTCCCTGAACCTGACCCGGATGACGAATCCGATCATCATGAAGTCAACCAGCTGCTGATGGATGCTTTCAACCTCATCGATCCATGGGCGCGTTACCCGACCAATGATGCGGGCGCCTCTGACGAGAAGACCGTGCAGAGCAGTTTCACCTACGGCGAAGCCCGCAAGGCGCGGGCACTGTCACAGAAAATCCAGCGGATCCTCGCCGAGCGGCTGTAAAAGCTGGGGACAGACCATTCCGCTCTGACCCCGGGTTGCGGTAGATCGCCGGGGAGGCGCTGGCGGCAAGGCCGGCGCGGGAGTGAGAGGAAATGCCCGACAATCTCGTGTCGTTTCCCGGGACCAACGCGGCCGAGGTCGCGCCGGGCGTCCCCCGTCATGACATCGTCAATGCGCTCATCGACATCGCCATTCGCGCCGAGGCGGGCGAGATCGACGCGCTGGCGCTGGTCGCCTCGTACACCGAAGGTGGCGTCATGACCCTGCTGTCGACGCCGCAGCACGGCTATTATGGCCTGCTCGGCGGCTTGGCCGAGCTGACCCATGAGATCATTCGGGCATCGCAGGCTACTCCCGGGCCACGACTCACGGAATACTGATGTCGGACCTGCGGCGGGCCGGCATCGGCGACAATGGTGGTCCAGCATGGACGCCCGACGAGCTGCGCGGGCTGGAGACGCTCGATCGCGCCTATTGGCGCTGGCAGTTCGAGTGGCTGCTGACCCGGCGCTGGAATCAGGTCGAGCCCAAGGGCGACGAGTGGGGTATCTGGAACATTCTTGCCGGGCGCGGCTTCGGCAAGACCCGAGTCGGCGCCGAGACCTTGGGCAACTGGGCGGTTCTCAACCCCGACACCCGCTGGCTCGTCTCGGCGCCGACCTTCAACGACTTGCGCACGGTATGCTTCGAGGGCGAATCCGGGTTGCTGGCGGTGCTGCCGCCGGAGCTGATCGCCAACTACAACAAGGGCACACTCGAACTGACGGTCAATTGCCTCGAAGGCGGGACATCTTTAATCAAAGGCATCTCATCGGAAGAACCGGAAAGGTTTCGTGGGCCGCAATTCCATGGCGGCTGGCTCGATGAGCTGGCGGCGTGGAAGTATTTGCAGGCGGCATGGGACATGATTGCTTTTGGAATGCGCCTTGGTGACAATCCAAGACTGATCACCACCACGACGCCGCGACCGAAACCTTTGATCACCGCGCTCTACAAGAACAAGCTGTCGGTGCCGGTGGTGACGACGCATGGCTCCTCGCGCGAGAATTTCGCCAACCTCGCCCCGACCTTCCGTCGCACCCTGATGCAATACGAGGGCACCTCGCTTGGCAAGCAGGAGATCGACGGCATCATCCTCGATGCCGAAGAGGGTGGCGTGATCAAGCGCAGCTGGTTCTCGCTCTGGCCGCACGACATGCCGCTGCCGGCCTTCGACGAGATCGTGCTGTCGCTCGATACGGCCTTCACCGAGGAGACCCGTGACAAGAAAACCGGCGATGCCGACCCCACCGCCTGCACCGTCTGGGGGGTGTGGACCTCGAATCCGATCGGCAACAAGGGGCCGAAGCGCATCTCGGCGATGCTGCTCGATTGCTGGGATGAGCGTCTCAGTTTCCCGCAGCTGCTCACCGCCCTGCGGCGCGATCTCAAGGTGAAGTACGGTGGCGCCGATCAGAAGCCGATGTTCGAGCCGCTCGAAGGCCCGCCCAACGTCGAATGGGCCGGGCGCAAGGTTTCGACGGTGATCATCGAGAACAAGGGTTCCGGCATTTCGCTGCGGCAGGTCATCGAGGCCGAGGGCATCTACGCCTACCGCTACAATCCCGGCAATGCCGACAAGCTGACCCGCCTTAATCTTGTCTCGCACATCGCCGCCGCCGGTGCGGTCTACCTGCTCGAATCGGAGAATATGGAGAAACAGCCCAAGAGCTGGTACAACGATTTTCTGGCGCAGGTCTGTGCTTATTCCGGCAAGGGCTCGACCCAGCATGACGATTACGTCGATTCGTTTAGTCAGGCCCTGCGCTATATTGCCGACACATGGGGCATCAACACCCTGCCGGTGAAGAAAAAGGACGATCGGCTGGAAGAGGATTTGCCCGAGGACCGGCCGCGCCGGAGCAACCCCTATAGCCGCTGATATCCACAGCTTCTTGTGCACCGAGCCATGGCCAGAGGCCACAAAAGCGGGCACATTCGGGCCTCTCTCAGCCAAGGGGTCCATCATGATCGTCTACCAGCGGAATGCCAAGGTCGAGGCATTCCAGATCACGCAGCCGGAGGATACGGATGCGCTGATTCAGCATACCCGCGAGCTGTGCGAGTTTTCCGGCAAGCACCAGCTGCAGGTCACCTTCCCGGCGCCGGGCGCGTCGACCTTCGAGGTCGGCTCGATCTACAGCACCAGCCGGGCGACCGGCAATCTCGGCGACTGGATCGTTGTCGGCAGCGATGCCCGTATTTACTCACCGATCGAGTTCGCCGCCGAATTCAGCCTTGAGGACCCGACGGCCTTCGACAAGGCCGGGGCAGCGCTCGACAGCGCGAGGACGCCATAAATGGTCTGGCACATCCCGACCGGGCTGGTCTCCTACGCCCTGCGCCTCGCTTTCGGGTCGCAGAAGCCGCTGCACCCGGTTTATCGCCCGCCCGAAAACACCATTGCCGAGCGGATCGTGCCGCAGCCGCGCGGCACCCGTGAGCGCGCCCGCCGGCGCAAGCAGATGGCCAAGATCGCCGCCAGACGGCTGGAGGAATCCCGTTGACTGATACCCCTGACACCCCAAGCCCCCTTGCTGTCGACCTCAGCAGCCTCAGCGATGAGGAGGTTACCGCCCTCAATGATCTCCTGCAGGACGGCCCAACCGCTGCCGAGGTGGCGGATCAGGTCGCGGTTCCGGCTGATCGCGAGCCGTCGCAAAAGCCCGGTCTGACCGAGTGGCATCAGCGCAGCCTGCACCGCGAGAAGGCCGAGGCGCTGGTGCCGGCAGAGCGGCTCGGGCCAGCCAGACACCGCCCCAACATCAATCCGGTGATACCCGGCCGCATCGTGATGTTCTTTCCCTCGTCAACGGCCGCGCCGATGGTCGCCATGATCACCCATGTCTACGGCGATGATGACCGCGTCGACCTGACGGTGTTCCGCCGGGGTGATGTCCCGACCTATGCCGACAATGTGCCGCGCGGGCAGAAGCACGACCGCTGCTGGGTTTTCCCGGGATGAGTGTGCACAACGCCACGCCGCCCGAGGTGGTGGCCAAGATTCGCGCCGACCGTCAGCAGCGTCACCCCGCCATCGAGATCGCCGATCGCTATGATGTCAGCGTCTCGACGGTGTGGCGGCTGACCCGCGATCTTGCCATCAACCGCAGTCTCCGCATCCCGCCGCAGCGGCTGAAAAAGATGTATGCCCTGCATATACAAGGCATGCGCCAGCGTGACATCGCCAAGGCGACCGGCCTGCGGCCCTGTCTCGTCAGCCGCTATCTTGGCGGTCACCACCCGCCGCCGATGACCAGCGTCGAAATCGAGGCGGCCGTGGCGTTATGGCGGAAGGGCTGGAGCCGCAAGGCGATTGCCGCCGAACTCGGCCACACCCGCTCGCGCATCGAGCGCGCCACCACCGGCATTGCGCGCCTGCCGCTCGCCGATCGACCAGCACCACCGGCGCCGCCGCGCCCGGTCATGGCGCTGCCACCCGAAGCCATTCCCAGTCGAAAGAGAGCCTGAATCATGCCTATTAAGCATAAGCGCCCGATGATCTCGACCGAACGCGCCAACGACATCCTGCAGCTCGCTCCCGGGGAGCGTGTCACCGAGGTCACCATAGCGGCGCGGATCAGGGATACCCAGTACTGGCACCCGCCCGGCACCACGCTGACGGTCTGCTGTCTGACCTTCGATAACGGCTACACCACGCTCGGCGAGGCCGGTTGTGCCGACCCGCAGAATTTTGACAGCGACGTCGGCCAGCGCTTTGCCTATGACGCGGCGATCCGCAGGGCATGGCCGCTGTTCGGTTTTCTGCTCTCCGAGGACCTGCACCGGCGGCGCAATACGCCTGTGTGAAACTGTGGCCGTGCGCCACAAACCATTTGACAAGGTGCGCTGGCGCACACCAGACTAAGGTTCGATTCGCACATCCAAAGAGGGGTCTTTACCGTGCCGGCATCATTCACCAAGCATCTCAACAGCAAGACGTCGTCCGACATCGCCGACGAGCTGCGTGATCATTACCTGTTTCGTTCGGAATCGGGTTATCACGCCTATCACGACCCGCTGATGACGGACAAGCTCGCCGGCGAGCAGATCAGCAACAAGCTGGAGCTGGACACCATCGCCAGTGCGCCGCAGATCGCTCGCATCCGGCGCGAGTGGAAATGGCACTTCGCACCCAAGGAAGCCGTCAGGGCAGCCCCGGATGCGACTTCCGACGATCCGCGCAAGCTGATCACCGACCTGACGCTGGAGGTCGGCCGCCAGCAGCAGACGCTCAACACCCTGCTCAAGGAGATCGGCGAGAGCAATGCCCGCATGGTGGCGCTGGAGAACCGGATCGAGCAGCTGATCGCCGACCGGCCGCGCCAGCAGCAGCTGGCCTTGGTGCATCCGGGGCCGGCCCATGCGCAAGTTTGACCGCACCGACGCGAAGGTCGCTTCGGCGATCCTGATCTTGGCGTTGGCGATGCCGTTCATCATCGCCGGGCTGTTTGCGGTGTTCGCGCCATGAAAACGCTGCTCCCGAGCGCTCCCAAAAACGCCTCGTCGCAGTCAAGGCTGCGCTATGTCGACAACGAGGGTTACGATCGCATCCCGGCTGGCATGGCCGGGCTGCCGGGCTCCTGCCCTGATGTCAACCAGACCTGCCGCACCTGTGCCTTCTGGGGCGGCAACACCACCATGCAGCTGGTGCCGGGAATGCCGGCCAAGCAGGTTGTCAACCACACCCGGCGACGCTGGGCCGGGACGGCACCGATGGCGCAGGCCTGTGGCAAATATCGCCTGCTCCGGCGCCAGCAGGCCTTGGCCGAGGATTCCTCGCGTCGGGTGCCGGCCGAGACCCCAGCCTGCCGCTATTTCGAGGCGTATGACAACCCGCAGCCGAAGGTGCGGCCACCGAAGGTTAAGCGTCAGGCCAAGCCAAAACGCAAGCGGCGCGCGTCGGGGTAGGGGTGTGAAGCGGGCTCTGGCTGCCGAGGGGTCGGGACACCAGAGCCCGCAAGGTCGACCCATCCTGTGCACGGGGTGGGTCTGTGCCGACATCGACAGGTGAGGGGGTGATCACCCGTCGAACGCATCAACCTCTCTACGGGACCATAGGTTCCATTGAAAAACAAGGGCTTTTTCGGATTAACCCGGGTCATAGGCCTCCTGTCCTGACAGATGGGCGAACTATCCCCGGTTATGCTAGAACGCAGGAGGGCAACGACGGTTTGGTGGCAGATTGATGACGGACAAACTCTCGCAGCATGGCCTTGCGGCACGCTCGCCGGCATATCGCCGCAAGATTTCCCGCCTCGGCGGCCACGCCGTACCGCGTGAGAAGCGCGCCTTTGCCCGCGATCGCGAGCTGGCCCGGGTGGCAGGCCAGAAGGGCGGCTTCCGCCGCCGCGAGGCCAATGCCAAGGATGCCGAGCTGCTCAAGCTGGCCCTGATCGAGCCGTTGACGATCCCGCACGACGCCAGTGGCCGCATGAAGGCCCGCATCCAGCGCCTGCTCAAGCTGGATTACATTATCGCCGCGCCGGCGATCAGCCAGCGCAGTGACCGCTACAGGATCACGGAAGCCGGACGGGGGTTTCTCGCCGGATTGTAAGCCCGGGGGAGGGCGTTATGGCGCGATGGGGATGGAGAGCGTTAAAGGCGGTCGCGGCGGCCGTGATCGGGGTGCTGCTGGGCTGGATCATCGCCGCCGGCATCGGAGTCGCTGCCGCGCACGAGTTCTATAGCGGCGCCTGCTGCAATGAGACCGACTGCAAGCCCTATCTCGGCACGGTCGAGATCACCCGAAATGGTTTCTGGGTGCCGGAATTCGGCGCCATGATCCCCTTCCGAACTGCCGCCAACCCGGTCTACGATGCCCGCAAGGACGGCGCCCGCTATGACATGCCGGGCGATGACCCCTACACCTATCACCTGTGCGAGCTGCCATGGAAGCGCGGCATCATCCGCTGCTTCTATGCCAAGCTCGGCGGGGTCTGAGACAGCCGCTCCCACGGGGCTACGGGGAACGGGCGCGGCCGGTTGAGGCCCTGATGCCATAACGGAGCATCGGGGCCTCGCTGCCTCTGGCGAACGCTCCCGCCGATCGGGTATAAGCGGGGCGTAGCAGGGGGCGCGGCGTGGCACCGATCAAAAAACTGGCGAGCAAGGCCCTCGACCTCATCGGCCCGCGTCATGCGGCGCTTGAGGAGGCACGCCAGAATGCTGTTCGTCTGCTCGGCCTGCCGGAGGACAACACTGCGCTCGACCGCGCCGCCGCGCTCGGCTTTAACAAGCTGGTCTATCACTCCTCGTTGGAGGAGCTGGACAGGTTCGAGCCGCGCGGCAAGTTTATGGGGCACAAGGGTGTGACCGGCATCCACATGACCGACAAGCCCGAGGTCGCCAATGCCTACCTCGATCGCTTTGGTGATTATCGCTATGACGGCACCAAGTTCCAAAAGAACGTCATGCCGCTGCTGCTGAATGACGAGGGGTTCATCCCGCGCTCGATTCATGGCTATCCGCCGCCGAGGGGTGGGCCGACGGGTGCCCCGGTGCCGGAGGGGTTCGAGAACCCCTTTCGTCGGCAGGGTGCTGAGGGGGCAACTTTCACCGATGCCATCAAGATCAAAAAGGGTGTCGTCGAGCACGGCGATGGCAAGAAATCCCTGCGCTACAAGGAATACGTCACCGACAACCCGGCCCGGGTGCGGTCGCGATTTGCTGCCTTCGACCCCGCCCGCATCAATGAACGCGATCTCCTCGCCTCCGGCGCTGGTGTTGCAGTAGGCGCAGGCGCGGCAGCTGAGGGCTACCAGAGCGCGCCCGGCTACGCCGGCGGCGGCGCGGTGCGCAAACTGGCTGGCAAGCTCACGGCTGTTTCCCGTGAAACACCGGGCAAGCCATCCTCGTTGCTGATCCCCGGTCGTGGCCGGGTCGAGGCAGCACCGATCAAGGAGCTGGAGGATGCCGCTTCGGGCTACATGACCAGCCGGGGCGTTCCCGATGCCCACAGGATCGAGGCCTTCCCTGAGTTTGATGAGGAGAAGGCGGCCAAGATCGCCGAGGCCTTCGAGCGCATGAAGCACAACCCCAACGATCCGGCGGTCAGGCGCTCCTATGACGCCATGATCGAGGAGACGCTGGCGCAGTACAAGGCGCTGGAAGATGCTGGCATCGATTACCGTTTTCTCAAGGACGGCGAGGCCGACCCTTATGCGCTGTCGCCGGCGCTCGGCTATGCCGACCTGATCGAGAATGGCAAGTTGCACGTGTTTCCGACCGAGCAGGGTTTCGGCACCCTCAATGCGGTCGACGACAACCCGCTGTTGAAAAAGGTCGGCCGCATCGGTGACCTCAAGGACGCCACCGCCAACGACGCCTTTCGCGCCGTGCATGACTCGTTTGGCCACTTTGCCCCGGGCAACCCGTTCTTCCGCCACAAGGGCGAGGACCGGGCATGGTATGCCCATTCCAAGATGTATTCCGACGATGCTTTGCCGGCGATGTCGACCGAGACCCGGGGGCAGAACAGCTGGCTCAATTTCGGCCCCTATGCCGAGCACAACCGCACTGCCTTGGGTGGCGATACGGTGTTTGCTGACCAGAAGATCGGCATCCTGCCTCAATGGGCCTACAAGGGCTACGCCAAGGGCGGCCAGACCCGCAACTGGCGCGTCTCAGCCAATGTCGAGGATCGCCGCCCGCCGGACGACCCGACCCGGTTCGCGCCATTGCCGGATCACGGCTCCGGCGCGGTCGAGAGCTGGCTGCGCCGCAACGCCAGCTGGCTCTGGGATGACGGTGCCGCCCACGCCAAGGGCGGTGAGCGCTCCGATCCGCGACGGGCCATCCCGGGGCATTTCATGACCGTCCCCATGGAGCCCGATTTGTCACGCGGGGTCTACGAATCCGATGACGATCTCGCCGATCTGCCGATTCGGATGCCGACCGGGATGCCGCCGCGCCACTTCGCTGCTGGCGGCTACCAGAGCGCCGACGCCATGCGCGACAACGACCTGATCGAGGATGCCACCTTCGTCGGCAAGGCATCGCGCATCGGCCGCCGCAGTCTCGACGATCTCGGGCGGCTGCTCCGGCGCGGCGACGCCCTCCCAATTGACGATCAGCGCCAGATTTGGCGCGAAGATGGTGTCGGCGTCACCCGTGACGGCCATCCGATGGCCGAGATCAGCGATCGCGACGCCCGGCTCAAGGAATTGCCGGATTTCGGCCCGCAGCGCGACGAGGCGCCCGATCTCAACAGCTACCTGATCCGCAAGGAAAAATGGGAGAAGGCGGGCGGCAAGGTGCCGGAGAACATGGTGCTCGGTGACGCCCTCGACCACCCTGAGCTGTACGACAATTACCCGGCGCTCAAGAGCCTGCCGCTCCGCTGGCGCAGCGATATGCCGGATAACTATGGCGGCCAGATGGACCTGATGAACGGCATGCCGCACACCATGCACCTCAACCGCCGCCGGGCGCCGGATGATATCCTCTCGACGGCGCTGCACGAGGGCCAGCATGGCGTGCAGGGGATTGAGGGCTGGGCCAATGGCACCGCCCCGGAAACGGTCGCCGATCTGATTTGGCAGCAGAAGGATATCGAGCAACGGGCGCTGAACGCGCAGGCGGTCAAGGACCTGCTCGAAGCCGGGTTGGCGCCGGCGGATATCCTCAAGCACGACGCCATGGGTCACATCCCGCTGGTCGACCGCAAGCAGGTGATCGAACTGGCCGAAATGTTGCCGGCCGACCAGATCGAGGGGCTGGTGCAATCCTCGCGCCGGCTCGCTCGTGTCTACGACAGCCCGTTCAATGTCTACCAGCGCCAGATCGGCGAGCGGCAGGCGCGCAATACTCAAGCCCGGCAGTCACTGACGCCGGAGGAGCGGCAGGCCAAGTTCTGGCGCGACACCGAGGATCGCCCCGGCGAGGCGATCATTACCGGCGGCAAGTACGGGGATTTTACATTTGACTGAGCGCGATAAAATGATCGAGCAAGTCGGGATTGCGCAGCCATGCACCCGCCGGCAGCAGCAGCTCGCAGTCACCGCGCACCTCGCGGATCATCATCTGGCCCTCGGGCGTCAGGAAATACTCCGAGCGCCCGCCGACACGCTCGATCACCTTCGGATTCTCGCGGGTATCGGCTGCCGTGATGTCATAAACCATGGGGGATTCCTCTGAGATGGCCAAGGCAGGATACACCTCTTACGCCGAAGGGGGAAGCGCCGAGCGCGAGCTGGGTGAGCGGCTGGTGCCGTCAACCTCGCGCAAGCTGCGTTACGGCATGCGCTATGGCGGCGTCGACCCGCTGCTGATCGCCGATCGCCGCGCCGCCGACGGTTACACTGACATCAATCGGCCGCTGTCGATGATCCCGGCCAAACTTGAACCATCGAGCATCACACCAACATTGCGCCAGCGCACGGCCCGTGCGTTCTTGGGCGACAACCCGACCTCGGCGGCGCGGCAAATCCTCAACCTTGCCATCGGTCAGGATGAGGGGGTCGGGGAGCCCGGCCTGTCGCTGATAGACCTGTCGCCGGTCAATCCGTTCGACGTCGAAGAAGGCTATCGCGACAGCGGCCTCGTCGGGGCCTTTCTCGGGCTCGGTGCCGCCAAGGCCAAGAAGGGCTGGAAACCCGCCAAGCGGCTCGCTAGGCCGCTTCTCGGCTATGCCGGCGGCGGTGTCGTCAATAAGGCGGCGAAGATTCTCGCCAAGACCTTCGGTGACGATATCGCTGCGCCGGCGGTAAAAAAGGCCGATGCGCCGTTGTTCGATTACTCGCGCCTGCGTGAGGTGCCGGATGTGCCGCAGCATGACCTGCCGCGCTGGGTGCCGCCACGCGGTGTCTCGGAGCGTGTCGGCGATCTGCTCGACGACCGCAAGACGATCCGCAAGCTCGAAAGTGTCATCGATCGCGGTCTCGTCGGCAACGGCCCGGCATGGTACAACAACGAGCCGTTGCGCGAGGAATTTATCGCCGAATTCGGGCGTGAGGCCGGCGAAGCCAATTTCCGCCGCTATATGGACTACGTCGCTGGCGCCTCGCCGCGCTCCGATATCGGCACCAATGTCCGTAACGCCTCGTTTTATTACGGCCTCGACAAGCGCGGCGAGCCGCTGCCGGATATCAACCCGAAGCCCTACGGCCACATGGCCCAGAAAACCCACCGCAGCAATGCCGAGCAGATTCGGGCTGACGACGGCTGGGATGTCATGGCCAATCCGAAACCGGCCTCGTTCGTCGAGAATCTGGTCGGCAACCAGAGCCCCGGCACGATGGACGCGCACGCGCTGAAACTGCCGGCGATGCTGTCGGGCGATCCCCGTTTTCTCGCCACCGATTACCGCGTCAAGAACAAGAAGACCGGCGAGTTCACCACCTTCAAGCCGCGCCAGATGTTCGAGAGCGGGGAACTCAGCATGAAGGAGGCGTTGCAACGTCCGGCCTTCTTCGATGCCCAGCCTAATGCCAATGAATATGGCGCCCTTGAGGGGCTCTATCGTGATATCGGCCGCAAGAAAGGCGCCACGACAGCACAGACGCAGGCCTCGGGCTGGATCGCTGGCGGCGACATCACTGATCTCGGTTCGCCCGGCGACCCGTTTCTGAAAGTGTTCGAGGATCGCGTTCGTCTCACTGCCGACAAGACCGGCAAGACTCCGCAGGAGGTCCTGCGGGGGTTCATGCGCGGCAATGTCGACCTGCTCAAGAAGGGCGGCCGGGTGGGGTATGCTTCAAGCAGGTGTTGAATTCGCGCTGCAGGGCGATCAGGGCGTTGGTGTAGGTGCCTTCGATCTTGCGGTAGGCGGGCCAGCCGCCTTGGGTGATCTCGACCTCCCAGCGCAGATCGGCGCGGCGCAGGATTTTGCCAACCGCCTGCCCTGAGCGTACCGCCGCCCAGATCACTCCGGCGGTGTCGCGCTCCATGGGGATACGTTCATAGATGATGTCGGGGTTGACTGCAGCGGCGCCGAGCGGCGGCAGGTCAGTCGAGCGCACCGGGCGGGTCATGGGGACTTCTCAATGAAGCGCCGGCCAGACCTGAGCTGGCGTTCGGAGATGTGGATGATATCGCGCACCCGTGCTCCTGAGATACCGTATTGTGCGCCGATGGCTCTGAGTGTCAGACCTTCGGCGCGCAACCGCAGGATTTCACAGGAGCGCCGGTTGAGCGGAATGGGTGCGGGTGGTCCGGCGACCTCATAGATGGAGCCCTCATATCGCAAGGGGATTTTATTGAGGGCCAAGGCCTCCCGAATCTCACATAATGATTTTCGTCCGAGGCCGGGGATCGTGAGAAGATCACGGGCGCTCCATCGTCTGAGCTGGCCGATGGTGGTGATGCCGGCAGATGCGAGGGTCCGGTTGCTGCGCACGCTCATCCTCAAGCGGGTGATGACGATGTCGTCGATCGTTTCGGTCATTTCGCCAGTACCTTTTGTGGTGGTCGCGCCGGCATCTCGCCGACATAATTGACCAGCACCGGCTCGATATAGATCGGCCGGGTCTTTTCCCAGTTCTCGCCATAGCGCTGCTCGCGGACGTGGCCGGCGCGCAGGTGCACCGGCATCGACCGCCCGGTCTTGCCGCTGCCGGCGATCTTGCCGTCGCGGGCGTAGACGGTGCCGACCCGGACCACGGTGTGGCGAGGCACGGCGATACGGCCGGCGACGAGGCGCTTGGCGTTGAGGCGGTTCGGCTCGATCAGCTCCTTGGCGATCCCCCGGGTGTTGAGCATCATCAGGGCGCAGAACGCCGCGAAAGCAGCATAGACGCCCTCATGCTTGTGCATGAAGCCGTCGACGCTGACGCCGTCGCCGGTAAAACTCAAGGTGGCGGCAGCCGGCGCGACGGCGCAGACGGCGCCGTGCAACACCGCCTGCCGCGCCTGCAACACCCCAGCGCTTTCCTGCAACAGCACGAAAGCCCGACCGACGCCGAGCGAGAACTCGACCAGCAGTCGGGGATAGGGCAACCGGCAGACCCCGGCGGCAATCATCGCGGTGATGCTCTGGCCGACGGAGTCGCTCTGCATGACCGTATTGAGACTGTCATCGACGACGTAATGCGGCACTGTCGCCATCTCGCGCAGCAGCGGATCGGGCGAGAATTCGAGCGCCTGATGCAGCTTGGTGGCGATATACTTGGTCATGGACCCCTCTTCTCCCGCCAGCCGCGATCCGGGTCGTAATAGACCTCGCCACGATCTGCGCGCTCGGAGCAGGTCAGGCATAGCGCGGAATCATCGCCGAGGGCGACATGGTTGCAGATGTGGCAGCGGTTGAGGTTCTGGATGACCTCAACCGCCTTCTCGGATTCCTGTCGGAGGTAACGCACCAGCTTGCGAAAATTCATCGCCTCATCCCTTCCGGGTGGCGACGAACACCGCCGCAGCGCGCGTCCATGCCGACAGTCGGCGGCGCCCGCTCGACGGCGTGGCCTCGCGATAGCCGTCGAACCACGGCCCGCGAGCCTTGGTGCGGGCAAGCCCGGCCGCGTTGCTGCAGGTGCTGGAGGATGTCTCGGGGTCGCGGCAATGCTTCTGGGCCGCCTCCAGCGTGAGGCCGGTCTTGACGATAGCCTCCGGGTGGTTGGGGTCCTGATAGAAGCGGACGATCTCATAATCGGGCATCAGACGTACTCCACCTCGAAGCCGGCAGCCTCAAGGTTGTTGGCGATATCGCGGGCCGGTCGCCAGTCGGTGGTGAAATTGCTCGATACTCCCATCCAGTCCTCGACCGCGAAGTTGGTGTCAGCGAAGCTCTTGGCTTCATCCGAGACCGCCTTGATGGTCCAGACGGTGCCGTGGTTGGCGGCAGTGAAATCGGCCATGGTGAATCCCCTCAAGGTTGGCTGTTACAGATAGTTGCCGCGAAACACCTTCACGCCTACCCCGGTCATGGACGTGATCTCACGAGCCTTTTTCTCGGCTTGCTCTTTGGCCCACCCGTTCCGGGTTTCATCTCCGCGCGGGTAGGGGTAACGGTAACTTTCATCGAAGCCGGCCTCTTTCAACTTAGCTCGGAGCGGCTCGCGTTTCTCGCGGCGCTCCCGTGATGTCAGTCCGCCAAAATACGGGAGGCCAACGCCCCAGAACTCTGTGATCTGGTGACTGGTGTTGAACATTGTCTCTCTCCTTTGCTTCGGCCTTGAGCCGGCTATGGCTGAAAGCATGCCACAACGACAGCCGCTGTCAACTGAATTTGTGGCTTGACGCCACAGATTAGTGCGTGTCTACTGCCATGGCCATCCGGCAATTGAGAGGGGTCTCACCATGTTCGGCAAGTTTCGCCCATTGCATACGCTGCGCCTGCGCAAAGCCGTCAGGGTCGCCAAGATGAACATCCGGCCGTCGCGGGCGCAGGCGATCCTGCTGCATTCTGACATGCACTTCGTGCCAGCCGGTCGTTTGATGACCGATACCGAAAAGCATGCGATTTCGCCGTTGTATTGCCTTCTCTGTGAAGATGAGGGTTGCCACTCGGTCGGGTGGGGGAATGCCCTGCGGGCAGCTCTAGCCAAGGTCGCTGCGTCATGAAAACCACTCTGCGCCTCCGGCTCTGGGACCATAAGGCCGAGACCTATGTCGTTCGCGATGCGGAGCTGACGATCGACGTCGAAGCGCTTGTCGATCGTTTGGCCGCCAAGGCTATGCTTAGTAAGACGCGGCGGGCGACCGCGTTCTTCGGCAACATTGTCGTGAAGGTGCTCAAATGAGTGCCGATTACACCTACGCGGTCGTCGAGGGCGTGATGTGCATTGTCGATGAAAATCTCGGCTCGACCAGCGTCACCAATGACGCCGCCAACATCATCGCCTCGCTGATCCTGACCGAGGCGCTGCCGCCCGGCATGCCGGTGATCTACCGCGACAGCGACGGCGTCTGGGATGGTATTCTCGTCGACGACGCCTTCGCCGGTTTTATTCCGCTCGGCACCCGCCACCAGCGCGATGCCGTGATGATGACCAAGGAACGCGAGCCCGACAATGTCGTCTGGCTCTCCCTACGCCAGCGCGCCCAGCGCGGCGTTCACCGCAGGAGATGAGCGTCTAATGCGAACCGCTCTGATGGAGGTCTGGACGGCCGAGGATACTACTGCCCCCGGCGAATTCTATTACCGCTGTGAGGCGATCAACCGTGGTGAGGGTGGTACGTTTCAGGTGGAGCTGTATTACCAGCCCTATCACGTGCTGCGCCGTACCGAGAAGGGGGTGTGGATCAGAGTCGACTGGGACAGGGATCGCTTCATCCTCGATGGCTCGGGTAAGCGCTTCGCCTATCCGACCAAGGAGGCGGCGAAAGAGGGGCTGCTGCGGCGCAAGCTGCGCCAGATCGGCATTGTTGCCTACCAGCACGATCTGGCGCAGGAGGTGGTCGCCTTGATCCGGGACAGGGAACTGCCGTCGGTGGCCGCTGCCCGGGATCGTCGAAAGCAATTCTGGATCAACTGGGCAGCTTACCTGCGCGGGTCTGGGGACGGCATCTAGGCTGCCCTTCCGCTCTATCGCCGGGCTCTGGTAGATAGCGCTCTCCATGCCGGGGAGCGCTATTTGTCAGGCCTTCGCACCATCCTGCTCGAACGCTCGCCGCTGCTGCAGAAACAGCCGCCGACCGAGCGCGACCTGCTGAGTCAATACGCCCGTTTCGCCGCCGACCCGGAGACCAAGCGCTTCGGCCTTGGTGGTGATGTCGAGGGCGGCGCCGATCAGGGCGTCGGCGGCATGTCGAATGACGGCAACCAGTCGAACGGCACCGAATCCAACTCGTCCACGCTCGGCGAGGCGCTCGGCGATACCTCGAATGTCGGCCCCTCCAGTTTCGGCGCTGATCTTGGTGGTGTCACCGGCGGGGTCGATTACAATGGTGGATCGCCCGGGCGTGACGTTTCTGGTGGCCTCTCCGGCAATTATTCCGGCGGCGGTGGCAATTATGACCATGCCGGCGATGTCGGTTTCGACTCGTATGGGGGCGAGCTGGGCGGCATCACTGGCGGGGTGTCGTATAACGGCGCAGGTGATCCGTCGCAGGCCGGTGGCCAGTATAACGGCCCGTCCTCCGACAATTTTGGCATGCCCGGCGGCTCTTACAACGCTTCGGAATTCGGGGGCGATGGCAGTCCAAGTCTGGCCGATCTTGGCATCGGCTCGATCGGCAGTAACCCGCTTGGTGGCAGCTTCGCCGATTACGCCCCCGGGCCGCAGCAGAGTATGGCGACCGGCCTGACGACGGAAGATGAGGTCGCGCCGGAAACACCGATCGAGAGCCTCGCTGCGACCTCGCTAATCGCCGCTGCGCCGCCGGTGATGGCGAGCACGCTCGGCACCCCGGAGATCGACCCGCGCACCGGCATGCCGGTCGGGCTGCCGAATGCCAGCACGCTGTTCTCCCTCGATCCCCGGGTCAAGGATTCGATTGCTCGCCCCGATGCCCGGGCGCTCGCCGCCATGGGCGTGACCGAGAACATGCGGGCACTCGCCAAGGGCAATATCGCCGCCGCGCAGATGCCGATGGAAGTGGCGATGAACCGGGCGCTGGTCGGCTATGACCAGTTCAAGGGCGCCCGCCGCCCCGGCGTCGACCTCAATGACGTCACGACGCAGGTGATGGCGCCGAGCCAGTTCTCCGGCATGAACGTGCGCGGCAGGCAGAATAACACCGGCATCGACAGGGCGATGGCGTTTGGCCGCTCGCACCCGGAATCCTATTCGACCGCCTATGGGGTCGCCAACGACATCCTGCAGGGGCGCGCTGCGCCGCTGACCGATGGCGCGCTCAACTTCGCCGGCTACGGCCAGCACGACAAAGTCACCGGGCCGAGCCAGAATTTTGCCGGCAATATCGCCTACAACAACAGCCCTGAGGCCGCAGCGGCCTATGCCAGCCGCGCCACCTCCAGCGTCTCGCCTGACGACAATCCGGCGTTCTCGACCCCGGCGCGCGCTCCCGACAAGCCGATCTCATCGCTGGAGAATTTCACGCCCGAGGAGCCGGCACAGGTCGCGATCACGGAGGAGGATGTCGACCGCCCCACGATGAACGCGGCGACGGCACTCTCGAACTACGCCAGCTCGCTGTTCGGTGGCTATTCGGCCTATAGTCCCTACGACTATTCCGGCCTCAATGTCGACAAGAGCGGCATGCGCGATCCGGTCAACACTCCGTCGCCGGCCCCAGCCCTGTCGCCAGCGACCCAGCGCACCCCCGACAGCCCGTGGAGCATGGGCGATTATATCGGCGCCGCTTTCGGCATCTCGCCGGCCTTCGGCAAGGATTACAACCAGCAGGTCCCCGACATCCCCAACCAAGCCGCCTTCGGGCCACAGGTGACGGCGCCGTCGGAATTGGAGAAATCCGGCATCGGCCCGATTAACGGCGTCCCGGTCGCTGCTGATCGCCAACCCGGGGTTGGTTCGCGCATTGCCGACACCCTGTCGGCATGGGGGCAGTCGCTGTTTGGTCAGGATCGTGCGGCGGCGCAATCGACCGCGATCGATCCGAGCCGGTTCGATGGCACCTTCGGCTACCAGAGCTATGCCCAGCCGGGCGGCCGGGGCGGTTTCAGCGTTGGCCCCGATCAGCGCGGCCCCGGCATGGCGAGCGAGATCACCGGCTCGCTCGGCCCGCGCAGCCCGGTCTCGGCCTCTTCTCGCTTCACCTCGGATGATCTGCCGGCCTTGGCGCCGCAGCCGCACGAGGTCGACGCGCCGCGCCCCGGCGCCTTGGTGGCGGGCGATGGCGTCGTGCCGGGGGCAATCCCGGATGCGCCCGGTCGGGCGGCACCGTCCCGCTCGACGGCACCGTCGCGCTCGACCAGCCCGGCGCGCGGCACACAGGCGATCACTGGCACCGAGGTTTATGGCCCGACCATGCCCGGCATGTTGCCCGGTGAAACCACCTACCCGACCCATGGCGTCATCAACCAACCCTCGACATGGGCGCATGAGAAGATTGCCGAGCGTGCCGCCCCCGGTGTTGCCGGCGCGATGGTGCCCGGGCTTGGGTTGGCCAGCCTCGCCTCCGGCCTGTTCGGCGGCCCGACCCTTGGCGGCGTATTTGCCAATTCGGCCCCCGGTATGGACCTCTCGCTGGGTCAGCAGACCCGCGCCGACGGCACCCCGTATGAGGGCGGCCGCAGTGACCGCCCGGCTTTCTCGGGTGGGTTGGCGGCCCCCGAGGGGGCCAAGGACGACAGCACCAAGGACACCACCAAGCCGAAGGCCAAGAAAAAGGCCGCCGCCACTGGCCGGCGCTATCTCGGCCCTGACCGCAACCCCAAGACCTACGGCTACCGGCCCGGGCGCCGCTATTTCGAGGGCGCCTTCGCCTCGGGCGGCCCTGTCACCATTAGGACCGCCCGATGATCCGCGACGATGATCTTGACGAACTCGATTTCGACCCTGCCGCCAATGACGATGATGACGGGGATGAAATGGTCAGTTCGGAGCTTGACAGCGATCACCCCGAATCCCTAACCGGGGTCGAGGAATCGCCGGAATTCTACGTCAATCTGGCCGGCATCATCGACGAATCCGAGGTCGACGCAATTTCGGTGCGGCTCTACGAGCTGACCGATCAGGACAAAATCGCGCATGCCAAGCGGGTCGCCCGCTACGCCGAGGCCTCGGCCCGCACCGGGCTCGATGGCGCCCCCAAGGCCGGCGCCGATTTCGAGGGCGCTTCGCATGTCGCCAGCCCGATGATCGTCGAGGCGGCGATCGACTTCGCCTCCAGTGCGATCCGCGAGCTGATGCCGGTCGGCGGCGCCGAGGGTGGCCCGGTCAAACAGAAGACCTTGGCCAAACCGACCCAGAAGCGGGTCGACCGTGCCAAACGCAAGTCGACGCACATGAACTGGCAGCTCACCACCGAGATGCCGTCGTTTCGCGACTCGATGGAAGAGATGCTGACCCAGCTGGCGATGTCGGGCCGGCAATATATGAAGCTCTATTACGATCCGGCCAAGCGGCGCCTGACCGAAATGTTCGTCAATTTCGACGAGGTCTGGCTGCCGGCGGCGTCGACCTCGTTTGCCAGCGCCAAGCGCCACACCCATGCCCAGCCGGTCGACCGCATCACCTTCGGCGACCGCGTCGCGGCCGGTATCTATCGCGATCTCGACCTGACCGACGATCCGTCCGCGCCCGAGGTCAACGAGGCGCAGGCGGCGGGCGACAAGGTTGCCGGCAAGGAGCGCGACAGCACCAATCTCGACGGCACCCGGCTGGTGCGCGAGGTCTTCGCCTATATCGCGGTCCCGGGCGACGAGCTGACCGGCGGCGAGATCGCGCCCTACATCGTCTCGATCGACGACGAATCGCGGCAGGTGCTGGCGATCTACCGCAACTGGGATGAGGATGACCCGACCCGCGACCAGATCGGCGCGCTGGTCGAATTCCCCTTCATCTGGTGGCGCGGGGCGCCGATCGGCCTGCCGGACATCATCGGCGGCCTATCGGTGGCGCAGGCCGGGGCGCTCAATGCGTTGCTCGATTCGGCCCACCTCAACAATCTGCAGGCGGCAGTTCGGCTCAAGGGCAAGAACGGCGACAACAGCAAGAATATCGAGATTGCGCCCGGCCAGATCGCCGAGATCAACGCCCCGGTCGGGGTCGACGATATTCGCAAGACGATCATGCCGCTGCCGCTCAACCAGCCCTCGGCGGTGTTGTTCTCGCTGCTCGGCTTCCTTTCCGAGGCCGGGCGCGGTGTCGTCAATGTGGCGCTCGAAAAGCTCGCCGAGGCCAAGGCCGACATGCCGGTCGGCACCACGCTGGCCCTGATCGAGCAGGGCGCCAAGGTCTATGCCGCGATCCATTCGCGCCTGCACCGCTCGTTTGAGCGCCTGCTCAAGGTCCAGCACCAGCTCAACCGGATGTATCTCGACGAGGAGGCGCTCAAGCGTGAGGCCGGCGAGGTGCTGGCTTTCAGGGCCGATTATGAAGGCGCGATGGATGTCGTGCCGGTCTCGGACCCCAACATTTTCTCCGAGACCCAGCGTTTCGCGCAGGTGCAGGCGGTCGCGGCCCGCGCCACTGGCAACCCGCTCTATGACCAGCGCAAGGTCGAGACGCTGATCCTCAAGCAGCTCAAGATTCCTGAGGCTGAAGACCTGCTCATCGCCGAGCCGGAGGCCAAGCGCCTCAACCCGGTCAACGAGAACGTCGCCGCTGCGCAGGGGGCGCCGCTGATCGCCTATCCCGATCAGGACCACATCGCGCATCTGCGCACCCATATCGAGTTTCTGCTGTCGCCGCTGTTCGGCATGAATCCGATCCTGCAGCCGCTGGTGCTGCCGGTGATGATCCCGCACCTCAAGGACCACATGGTCTATGCCTATGCGGCTGCGGTCGAAGCCTCGTCGACGGCCTTGGTCGGCCGCCCGATCGTCGACCTGATGGACGATGACGACGAGGTCTCGAAGCAGATGGACGATTTCCTGTCCGAGGGCTCGACCATCTTCCTCGATTCCGCCACCGAGATTTTCGAGGCGGTGATGCCGGCGCCGGAGCCGCCGCCGGTGCCGGGCGAGCCGCCGCCGGCGAATGCTTTCTTGGCGATGCTGACGCAGATGAACCAGCTGCTGCAGCAATTCCAGCCGCCGCCACCGCAGGACCCGGCTGCCATTGCGGCGCAGGACGTCCAGCGCAAGGGCGCCGCCGATGCCCAGAACGCGCAGATCGAGCAGGTCAAACTGCAGGTCGAAGGCCAGAAGGTCGAGGCCAAGAAGCAGGAGGTCGCCGCCAAACAGGCCGCCGTCGAGACCGACCGGCTGCAGGAGGACCGGCTGCAGCAGCGTGCGCTCGGCGTGCAGGTGCAGACCAATGCTGTCGACAATGAGGTCAAGGAGCGCATCAACACCGCCGACAACCTCACCGCGCTCACCATCGCCGAGGGCGAGATCGCGGTTGATGGTGCCAGCGCGCTGTCGACCGGCGGCGGCATCGATCCGGGGCCGTGACCATGTGGGTTCTCGATCCGATCAGCGGCGAGCGGGTCTGGGTCGAGGAGCTGAGTCGTGAATACGCTCGTCAAAATCTGCCTGCTGCTGATCCTCCTGAGCCAGCTGATCCGGCGGCAGGCCCGGCCCCGGCGCCGCCCCCGGTCGAAAAAGATATCCACAGCCGGTTTGTCGCCAGCCTCTGCCGCACTATCCCCGTCAAGCGGTAGGTCGGCGCCAGAGTGTGGTCTGGGAGAGATCGCGGGTGATCAACCTGTCGCAGCTGATCGTCGACCTTAACGAGCGCGAAGTCGCGAGCGTGATGGGATTTCTTGACGGCGCCGACGACAAGGACCCGGCCTTCGTGCTCGGGCAGATGGCGGGCGTCCGCGCCGGTCTCACCATGGCCACCACTCTGATCCGCGACGCGATGATCCGCGCCCAAGAGAGTGACAAGAGCCATGACCACGATGACGATATCGCCTTCTGACCACCTGCGCAGCAAGAACATTTTCGACATGCTGGCCTCCGGTGAGCAGCTCGCCGAGCTGGAGCGCGCCTTCCCGCTGGTCGAGCCCGGCATCCGGCCCTTTGGCGAGCGCGTGCTGATCCAGCTCAGGACCCCCAAGATCAAGACCGATGGTGGCATCCTGCTCGTGCAGGAGAGTCAGGAAATCGAGGAATGGAACAACCAGATCGGGGTGATCCGCGCCATCGGCCCGCTCGCTTTCCATAGCCGCGACAGCCGCACCTTGTGGCCCGAAGGGGCATGGGCGCGGGTCGGCGATTTCGTCCGCACCATCAAATATGGCGGCGATCGCTGGGACATGAAAATCCCCGGCCGGCCGGATGAGAAGGCGCTGTTTGTCGTGGTCAAGGACCTCGATCTGACCGGCGCCGTCGAGGGCGATCCGATCGCCATGACGGCGATCAACAAGAACCTGTAAGGAGGCCTCCCGATGGCTGGCGACAAGGATGACGACAAGGATACCGATCTCGGCCCGGGTGGGGTGACGATCGAGAGCGGCATCGATCTCGATTCCGACGAGATGGTCGCGGTCGATCTCTCTGATCTGCCGCCAGCCAAGGACGACAAGGCCGGAGATGGCAGCAAGGGCGAGAAAGAGGGCGACAGCCGCGCGCGTGACGATAACGCTGATGTCGGCACCCGGCGCCGCGACAACGAGACCCGTGAGGAGAAGCGCGAGCGCCGCCGTCGCGAGGAAAAGGAATCCCGCGCCCGGCGCAACGAATTTACCCAGCGTGACCAGCGCCTGATCCGCGAATTGAGCGACGTCGTGCAGCGACAGAGCGAGGTTCTTCGCAATGTCACCGGCAAGCTCACTGCGATGGAGGTCAGCGAGGCGGTCGGTGCCCGCGATTACTGGCTGCAGCAGGAGGCGCTGTTCAAGCGCCACCGCGCCAAGGCGCTGGAAGAGGGGCGCGGCGACGATTTCACCCGCTATGACGACAAGGCGAATGACGCCCGTGCCCGGGCGGTGAAGTTCAACAGCGATGTTGCGGCGCATGAGGCAGCGGTCGAAAAGGAACAGACCGAGCCGCAACGCCCGCCGGCGGGGACGGTTGATGCCACCGAGGTGGCGCGCGTCACCGAGAACAACAAGGCATTTTTCCGCAACAAGTTTGCGTGGTTCGACCCAGCCGGCGAGGACGAGGCCTCCGAACTGGTGCGCCAGTTGGACGCCAAGGTCCACAAGAGCGGCCTGCGCCCCGACAATGCCGCTTATTGGCAGCAGCTCGAAGCGCTGATGGCTGAGGAGGGGCTCGACGAGGACGGCTTTGTCGATGACGACGACGACAGGCCGGCCAAGCGCGAGCCGCGCCGCGAGCGGACAGCCCCCGCCCCGGCGCGTGACCGCGATGGTCGCTTCCGGCGTGGCCCGCCGGTTTCCGGCCGCACCGAAGGTGCGTCGGGAGCGCCGCTGATCCCGAAGGCGCTGAAACAGCAGATGATTGAAGCAGGGCTGTGGGACGACCCGGTCAAGCGCAAGGCGGTGATCGACGATTACGAGAAGAATCACGCCAAGAAAAAAGCCTGATTGTAACCCCCTTGCGATCTATCCCGATGGTGCGGTATCTAGCATGACATCGTCGGGGTGGTCGCTGATTTGGAGAGCGACCGTGAGCGACGAACGACTGAATAAATCACGAGGCGAAACCCGCGCCGATAGGGCAGAGACCGACCGCCCTGTAAGTGAAAACCGCGAACTGACCGACGACGAGCGGTTCGAGGCTTTCCGCGCCACGTTTTACCAATCCCAGCTGTCCGATATTCCGCCAATCCCGGGCTATCATACCTGCTGGCTGACGACCACCAATCCACGGGACTCGATTCAAAGCCGCATACGGCTCGGCTACGAGCTGATCAGGCCCGAAGAAATCCCCGGATTCCAGTTCTCGACGATTGCATCCGGCGATTACGCCGGGGTCATCGGCGTCAACGAGATGGTCGCCGCCAAAATCCCCGAACGTCTCTACCGCATGTACATGAAGCACGCTCACTCGGAGCGGCCGAATCAACAGGTGGAAGCGATGAACGCGGTGCGGGATGCCATCCGCGAGGAAGCCGAGAGGCGCAGCCTCAAGGTCCAAGAGGACGACGAGGTTAACGACAACTGGTAATCCTCCCGCCTTGCGCCACGGCGCTCTCGCGGGGGTCCCATCCACCCCTGCGAGGGAGAGCCGGCAATGCCCGCCACCAACGCCCCCTTCGGTCTTGAGCCGATCCGTCACGCTTCGGGTCAGGTTCTGTTCGAGACCGCCCAGATTGCTGGCGCTTATGCCTCGGCGATCTACAAGAACTCCCCGATCAAGTTTCTTGATGACGGCACCATCGGCATTGCCGTCTCGGGTGACGCCTTTGTCGGCTCGTTTCAGGGCTGCAAGTTTACCGATGCGACCGGCCGCCCCCGGATGGAAAACCACTGGCCGGCGGGGCAGACGATCATGACCGGCACCACGGTCGAAGCCTTCATCACCCGCGATCCCGGCGTCATCTACCGGATTCAGGCTGACGGCCCGATGGAGCAGACCGATATCGGCAACTGCGCCGATTTCACTGTTCTCGCCGACGATACCGGCAGCACTGCCACCGGGCTGTCGACCGCCACGATGATGGCAGCCTCCTCGACGACCATGCAGCAGCTGCAAATCGTCGGTTTCGAGCCCGGCCCGCATAACGCCTTTGCGGACGCTTTTCCCATCGCACTCGTCATGATCGCAGAGCATCAGCTCCGCGCCGTGGCGGCGGCTGGCATCTAAGGGGGCCTGAGCCATGCCTATCACGATGCAATCCTCTGACTTCAAGGCCGTCACCGAGCCGGTCCTCAACAAAATCTTCCTTGACCAGTACGACCTCCGCAAGGACGAGTGGAAGCAGGTCTTTACCGAGAAGACCGGCCCGCGTCGGTCGTTCCTCGAAGAGACCGTCCTCTATGCCTTCGGCGCCGCGCCGGAGATTGCCGAGGGGGGTCCGGTCACCTATGTCTCGGGTGGTCAGCTCTACTCCAAGCGCTACACCTTCCCGCAATACGGGCTGGCCTTCGCGCTGACCAAGATGCTGATCGAGGATTCCGAGCATATCAGCCTCGGCTCGGCATTTTCCAAGGCGCTCGCCAAGTCGCTGGTCGAGACCAAGGAGACGCTGCTCACCAATCACCTCAACCGGGCCTTCAACCCGAATTTCCAAGGGGGTGATCTGCAGCCGCTCAACTCGGCTGCGCATCCGATCAAGGGCGGCACGTTCTCGAACCTGCTGACCACGCCGGCGGCCCTGTCGCATACCTCGCTGGAGCAGATGATCACCCAGCTGCGCACGGCCGTCGACAACAACGGCAAGCGCACTCCGCTCATCGCCAAGAAACTGGTGATCAGCCCGGCGAACGAATTCACCGCCGAGGTGATCCTGTCCTCGGCGCAGAAGTCGGGCACCGCCAACAACGACATCAATGCCATCAAGTCCTTGAAAAAGGTCAGCGAAGGCGCTGCTGTCATCACCCGCCTCACCTCCGACACCGCATGGTGGATTCAGACCGACGCCGATCAGGGCCTGCAGCTGATCATGCGCCGGCCGCTCGAAAAGAGCATGGAGGGCGACTTCGAAACCGACAGCATGCGTTACAAAGCTACAGAACGCTACGGCTCCGGCTGGACCGATCCCCGCTGCATGTGGGGCACCCCGGGCCTCTGAGGCCGGTGGCTTGTAACAACCCCCGGCCTGACCCGCCGGGGGTTTTTTCTTAAGGCGCACTATCCCGCCGATCGGCGATAAGGGTGCAAAGGGAGAGTTCCGTGACCCATACGTCTGACCCCATCAAGAGCGGCCCCCGCTTCGCCGGGAGCGCCGTGGCGTCCAATATCGGCGATGCCGTCCTGCAGCAGAGCGTCATCATGGCCCATAACGGCGCCAGTGCGGTCTCGGCAACGCTGAAAATCCCGCTCGACGCGACGCTTCTCGACATCCTGTACGACACCGAGGTCAAACCGGCCGGTGGCACGGTGATGGCGGTCACGGCTGGCAACGTCGCCGCCGGGACGCAATACGCCGCCTCGATCGACGTCTTCGCCGGTGGCCGCTTCCGGGGCGCCTTCACCGTCGCCCAGCTTGCTGCATGGCGCGGGCGCACGACGGAGGATGTCGTCATCACCATGACCCCCACCGGCACCATGAATGCCGGCCGGGTCCGCGCCACCGTGCTTTACGCCCGCAACCTCTAACCGGACGGGGCCTTAAGCGCCCCGCCGCACCTGCGAGGAGGCCCGCATGCGGCCACAGGAACGCAGCCAGACCGGCGCCGGGTCGACAAGCCCGATCGTCATGGACATCAACGGCGCCCCGTTTGCCGTCGGCATGGGCGTGATCGTGTCGGGCACGGTCACCTACACGGTCGAGCACA